CTTATGAAACTTTTAGATGGGAAGGAGGTTAATGAAGAAAATGTTAATGCCGCCCTCAAAGAAGATAGAGGCCGCACAATGTCCCATGCTCTTGTTGATTATTTTGACAGGCTAATCGATACCAAACCAAGTGCTATCTACGATGTGTTTAGAAGAACAACTGAGATGGTTGATCATAAAAACTCTGATATTTCCATTTCCACCCTTATTACCACAACCGTTGGAGAACTCAGAGAAACACTAGAGGATGCTGCCAAAAATAGCATTGGAAGAACTTGGTTTGAGAAACGTGATGTTGTAATCAGACTAAACTCTGGAGATGAAGAGTATTTTGAACTAGAATGCTTAGATGACTAAAAGAGTATATATATTTGATGTTGATGGAACTCTAACTCCGGCAAGGCAGCCGGCAACACAAGAATTCCTAACTTTCTTTGAGGACTGGGCAAAAGAACATACATTTTATTTATGCTCAGGTTCAGATTTAGAAAAAATAGAAGAGCAGTTACCCTCGGAAATTCTTAGCTTGTCCGAGGGTATTTTTGCTTGTATGGGAAATGCCTTTTACAAGGACAGTAAAAAAGTTTATCAAAGAGATTTCAACCCACCAATTGGTTTTGAAGAGTTTCTTAAATTCCAACTTAGATTTTCTCATTATCCTTTTAAGACTGGAAACCACATAGAGAAAAGGATTGGAATGTGGAATTTTTCTATTGTTGGACGAAATGCAACGCTGCAGGAGCGAAAAGAATACTATACTTGGGATATAATGTCCCGTGAGAGACTAGACTTGGTAAAAAAGATAGAACAAACATTCCCAGAAGTATCTGCTGTTGCCGGCGGGGAGATTTCACTAGACCTAAATAATCCAGGACGAGACAAATCACAAGTCGCTGAGGAGGTCTTAAAACTCCACCCAGATGCAGAATTGGCTTTTATTGGAGATAGAACGCACCCTGGAGGGAATGATTATGCTCTTTCAAAAAAGATTGTTGATGATGGGCTAGGAGTTTCTGTTCAAACAAGAGGATGGAAAGAAACAATAAAAATTTTAAATTTTATGGTACAGCTCAATAATTTAGAGCTGGTAGCAAAAAAACAAAAGGAAAAATTATGTATGATGAAAAATTAGATCCTAGCTTTGCTAGAAATATCAATATTGAATTCGACAAGGCAAACTCCTCAGAAAGATGCCTAAACTTTATGCTTACAACAAAAACTAACTTTGGAACAACAAAAAGAAAGGTTGTTTTTACTAGTTATTCGGTTCTCCCGAAATCTTATAGAAAAGCCATGGAAAAGATCTAAATACTATTTAAAGGAAGGAGATAAACCACGTGGCAAAAAAAACTTATGTTCTAGATACGAATGTACCTTTGACACATCCGGATTCGCTTTATGCGTTTGAAAATAACGATATTTTATTACCTTTTAGGGTCTTAGAAGAGCTAGATAAGCACAAGAAAAGGCAAGATGGAGTGGGCAGAAATGCCAGGGAAACAATCCGCATTTTAGACAGCTTGCGAGAAAAGGGATCTCTCTATAAGGGAGTTCGCCTAGGAAAAGGTTTAGGAATTTTAAAAGCAGTTCAATTAGATCCTGAAAAGTCAGCAGACTGTCCGGAAATCCAACTAAAGGATCCAGACAATGAGATTATTTGTTGTGTTTTCCAAGAGCAAGCCTCCAACCCACGAAGAAAGCATGTTATGGTTTCCAGGGACATCAACATGCGAGTCAAATGCGACTCCCTTGGTCTTCTATGCGAAGATTACATTCGTTCAAAGGTTGTAAAAGACACAAGTGAGCTTTATACAGGCTTCTCATCAGTTTTGGTTGATGATGAAGTTATTGATCAGTTTTATGGCGGTGAAGAAGTTTTTGTAGAAGAAACATACCACCCAAACCAGTTCTTAATGTTGGTTTCCAATGCTAACGATAAGAAAACTGCACTTGCAAGATTTATTAGAGGGTCAGCGCCCCTGCAAAAAGTTCGCTCAGGAGAACGTGTAAAGATCTTCAATGCTTTGTCTCCAAGAAACAAAGAACAAGCGTTTGCTATTGACTTACTTTTAGATAATACTATTAGTTTGGTAAGCCTTATTGGAAAGGCAGGAACTGGTAAAACTTTGACCGCAATTGCTGCTGGCTTGGAGTTAGTGCTGGAAAAGGGAGAGTACGATAAGCTTATTGTATCACGCCCTGTAACTCCAATGGGCAAAGACATTGGGTTCCTTCCAGGCACGTTAGAAGAAAAAATGCTTCCTTGGCTAGCGCCCGTTCAGGACAACTTAGAAACCCTGCTCTCTGGCAAAGAAAACTTTAAGATATTCCAAGAGCGAGGAATTATTGAAATTGAAGCACTTACTTACATTCGTGGTCGTTCAATAAACAACGCTTACATTATTATTGATGAAGCGCAAAACTTGACAATGCACGAAATAAAAACTATTATTACACGTGTTGGAAATAATACAAAGATTGTTCTCACCGGAGACATTGAGCAAATCGATAATGACTATACTGACGAGACATCAAACGGACTTGCTTACGCAGTTGAGAAGTTCAAGGAGTATGAAATCTCCGGTCACGTCACACTAGTTAGAGGCGAGCGTTCTAAGATTGCTACTCTAGCATCCAAGATCTTATAAGAGGTAAAAATGTTTTTTGAAAACGATACACCAGGATATAAAACTTTGCCAAGAATGGTGATTAATCATAGAGATAAAAATGGCAGAGTTGTTGAAGATAAGTGGGTGATTGTAAAGCCTGTTTTAAAGCTTAATAATACAACAAATAAATGGGAAAAGTTTTCTGTTAAACCAGAAATTAATAAAATTTTAAAAAAAGTTTATCCAAAATCTAACGACCCGGATCAGTTAACTGAAGGGATTGATTATGATCATAAGATAGTGACTTATCAAGCAGAGGATTTTAGCTTTAATTATCATTTTTATAAAGAGACAAATGAAAAAGCAAGCGAAGATTATTTAGAGTTGGAGATTTAAAATAATGGAAAATATTAAAACAATGGAAGAAGCAATGCGCAACCCTGACCTTGATGAGGTTGTGCAAGTCGACAACGAGCTAAAAACTTTTGTTGTTGATTATGTTGGAAAAGAACTTCAACCGGAAAACGGCAATGTTACGGTTGAGATGGTTATTGATGTATTAGCTTCACACTTCCCGGAGCTTGTTTTTGCTCTTGCTGAGGAAAACTTTATTCGTGGCTATGAGCAAGCCGCCGACGATCTAAGTCCGCAAGTAGAAGAGTTCGAACGCTGGAAAATGTCGACTCGTGAAAATGCTCCCCTCAATCATGTCGAAGGCGCCCTGAGATACACTAGAGCTGATGGTACAGAAGGAATAGCTCTTCCGGCACCGCCGGCACCATACGAATCGATTCAAAGCAAGGCTAGTAAGAAATGAGTAGTAACTTTTTTACTTTATACGCCGGTCAAATTGAGGTTTTCATACAAGGAAAGACCAGGTTTGACTTTAGACAAGCCTTGGAAAGACTAGAAAAAACCTTGCCGGGTTATTTTCTAATGCAAGGCATCGATGTTATTTATGTTGGTGAGTTTGAGGATCTTAGAGAAAGAGAGCTAAATGCTGCCTATGCTGACGGCGCTATCTATGTCTTACCTGAACAGTCTTCCGAGCAGGACTTTCTTGACGACATTGTTCACGAGGTTGCCCACTCTCTTGAAGAGCGCTTCACTGACTTTATCTATGGCGACGGCAAGATCCAACAAGAGTATGAAGAAAAATATTTAAAACTAATCGCTCTAATGAAAAAGCAAGCTCAAATAGCAATTCCAGAAAAGTTTCTTAAAACTGTTCCATTTGAGTATGATCCAGAGTGGGATAAGTTTCTTTATCAAACTGTTGGCTATGATATCTTACACATTTTAACTCCAGGCTTGTTCGCCTCCCCGTATGGGGCGACATCTCTAAGAGAATACTGGGCTAACGTTTTTGAGCACTTTTACTTGACAAGCGCCTCCGCAGCTGCTAGGATCTCACCAGAGGCATTTGAAAAGATAAAGGAGCTAAATGACCGAGCCGAAACTACATAAACCACACATTTCTTTTTCTGAACTTTCCAATTGGCACAAATGTTCTTGGTATCACAAGCTAGTTTATGTTGATGACATTGCTGGCTTCAAGGGCTCTGCCCATACCGCTTTTGGTTCCGCTGTTCACAACACAGCGGAACAGTTGCTTTTGGAGAACATAGAAGATCCTACTTCTTATTTTCAAAAAGATTTTACAAAGCAAATCAACCAACTCCAAGAGGACGGTGTAGAATACGATGAAAAACTCGTAGAGCAGATGAAAACACAAGGTGAAGATCTTGTTGAGCTTATTTTGCCTGCTCTTCGCATTGAGTTCGGAAAGTTTGAGTTAGTTGCTGTAGAGTATCCTCTTTATGAAGACTGCAAAGAAGATCTAGACATTGATTATAACTTTTCTTTTAAAGGCTTTATCGATCTTATTATCAAAACTTCAGATGGCAAGATTCACATTCTAGATTATAAAACTTGTTCTTGGGGATGGGATGCACAAAAGAAAAGCAGCAAAATGACAAACTATCAGTTAGTGCTTTACAAGTATTTTTATGCAAAGAAATACAACATTCCACTAAAAGACATTGAGTGTCATTTTGCTCTTCTTAAAAGAACAGCAAAGAAAGATAAAGTAGAAATATTTAAAATTACTTCAGGGCAAAAAAAAGTTAAAAATGCTCTTGACTTTACAAAACAAGCAGTTTACAATATTCACAAACAGTTATATTTTAAGAATAGAATGAATTGCACTTATTGTGAATTCAAGAATACAAAACATTGCCCGAGGTAAAATGACAGACAAGATTAAGATTCTAACAATATCAGACATGCCTCTTTCCCCGTCTGGTGTTGGCACGCAAACAAAATACGTAATAGAATCGCTTTTAAAAACAGGAAAGTTCCAAGTTGTTTCACTTGGTGGTGCTATAAAACACCCAAAATACGACCCCATTAGAACAGAAGATTGGGGAGATGATTGGGTTATTTACCCGGTTGACGGGTTTGGAACGCCTGATATGGTCCGGTCGATTATGAGAAATCATCGACCGGACCTTTTGTGGTTTATGACAGATCCACGTTTCTTTGGATGGCTCTGGGAAATAGAAGACGAGATTCGCTCTCAAATGCCGATGGTTTATTACCACGTATGGGACAACTTCCCAGCTCCCCATTACAATGAAAAGTTTTATAACTCAAATGATGTTATTTGTTCAATCTCAAAGGTTACAGATGCTATTGTGCGAGAAGTTGCGCCAGATGTTGAGTGTCATTACATTCCACATGCAGTTGATGGTGACGTTTTCAAGCCAATGCCAGAAGAAGCCACATTAAATCTTAGAAAAGACCAACTAGGAGAGTCCCACGAAAAGTTTGTATTCTTTTGGAACAACCGAAACGCACGACGAAAGCAGTCAGGAACCCTACTATTCTGGTTTAAAGAGTTCTTGGAAAGAGTTGGAAAGGACAAGGCAACTCTTATTATGCACACAGACCCAAAAGATTCAAATGGTCAAGATCTAGAAGCGATTGCAAAGGAACTTGATATGCATGAAGATGGTCAAGTGTTCTTTTCAAAGCAAAAGTATCCACCGCAGATTCTTGCGAACATTTATAACATGGTCGACTGCACTATCAACATTTCAGATGCTGAAGGTTTCGGCTTAGCAACCCTTGAGTCTCTTTCTTGTGGAACTCCAATCATTGTAAATATGACCGGTGGGCTCCAAGAACAAGTAACTGATGGAGAGAACTGGTTTGGAATAGGCCTAGAACCGTCCTCAAAGGCCATCATAGGCTCTCAAGACATTCCTTACATCTATGAGGACCGCCTCAATAAGGAAGCCTTTATAGAAGCTCTCACGAAGATGTTAGAAATGTCCGAGGAAGACAGAAAAGCACTTGGTGAAGCTGGCCGAGATCACGTACAAAAGAACTATAACTTTAATAACTTCTGTGAAAAGTGGCCAACGTTGTTAGAAGACATTCACAACCGTCATGGCTCTTGGGAAAACAGAAAAAATTACACAACTTGGACATTTGAGGAGATAGCATGAAAAAAGTATTAGTAAGAGGACCAGCCTTATCACAATCAGGATATGGCGAACATACACGACTTGTTCTTCGCTCCCTTCGTTCAAGGGAAGAAGAATTAGATCTTTATCTTATCTCAACAAGCTGGGGAGCGACAAACTGGATCTTTGAAGACGATGAGGAGCGTGCGTGGCTTGATTCGCTCATTAAAAAGACGGCTATGTTAATGCAGCAAAGGCAAATGCCGCAGCCGGATGTTTCAGTTCAGGTCACAATACCTCTTGAATGGGAGCGCATCGCACCGATCAACATTGGCGTCACCGCAGGTATCGAAACCACAAAGATTGCGGGAGAGTGGATTGAAAAAGCAAACATGATGGATAAAATCATTGTTCCATCTAATTTTGCTCGCTATGCTTTTGATGAAACTTCCTACGATGCACAAAATAGCCAAACTGGAGAGATTGTTAAAGATTTCAGGAACAAGACACCTATTGAAGTTATTCCTTATCCAAGAAAAGAATGGGACTTTAAAGACAGCCCAGAGTCAATTGAGAACCAAATCTCTTTTGAAACAGACTTTAATTTTCTAGCAGTTGCCCAGTGGGGGCCACGAAAGAACCTAGAAAACCTTATCAAGTGGTTTATTGAAGAAAACTTTGATCGTGAAAACGTTGGTTTAGTTCTTAAGACGAACCTAGCCAAGAACTGCGAAATAGATCGTGCTGCTTGCATTGAGAGGCTCAAGGTGCTTCTAGACCACGAAGATTACAAAGATAAGAAATGCAAGATCTACCTTCTTCATGGATATATGTCAGAAGAAGAAATGGCACGTCTTTATCGCCATAAGGACATTCACGCTTTCATCACAACAACCCATGGTGAAGGTTACGGACTTCCTTTGTTTGAAGCAGCACAAGCAGGACTTCCTATTATCGCACCAGCTTGGTCAGGGCACGTTGACTTCTTGACAATGCCCGTGAAGGGAAAAAATAAGTTTATTCCAATGAAGATTGATTATGACCTTCGCCACGTTCAAAAAGAAGCAGTTTGGCCAAAGGTTATTCAAGAAGACTCAATGTGGTGTTTCCCAAAGGAAGGCTCATTTAAAATGAAACTTCGCTCAATGATGGAAAATCATGGCGCAATGCAAAAGAAAGCAACCCAGCTAGCAGAACATCTAAGAGAGAACTGGCCAGATGAAGAAGCAGTGTGGGAGAGCATTGTAGAAACTTTCTATTCAAAAAAAGAAAGAGAAGAACTAGAACAAGAAATTAATAGTCTTTTAGAAGATTTATTATGATAAAAACAGTATTTGTATCTGATCTTTTTGCTGAACAATATAAAGGTGGCGCCGAACTAACAACAGAGGCGCTAATGAATTGTTCTCCTTATGAAGTCATTAAATTAAACAGCAAAAACGTTACTGAAAAATTAATTCAAGATTATGATAAATATTTGTGGATTATTTGTAATTTTTCTCAACTAGAAGATAAAATTAAAATTAAAATATCTAAAAATTTAAATTATTCTATTATTGAATATGATTATAAATTTTGTAATTTTAGATCAATTGAAAAACATAAACAAATAAAAAATACTAATTGTGACTGTATAGAAAAAGGACTTTCCGGAAAAATTAATAAAATATTTTATGGACACGCTCAATGTATATGGTTTATGAGTGAAAAACAAAAAAATATATTTATTAATTATGTTCCAACAATAAAAAATAAAAAATGCAAAGTTCTAAGCTCTGTTTTTGACGATGGGGATTTAAGATTTATTGATTCAATTAAGGATAATGAAAAAAATTCAAAATTTATTATTTTAAACTCAAGCTCTTGGATCAAAGGCACACAAGAATCAGTTGAGTATGCGAAAAACAACAACTTGGACTTTGAAGTTGTTCAAAACTTGCCTTACCACGAGCTTCTTATAAAACTCTCCACAAGTAAAGGGCTAATATTTTTGCCGCTTGGTGGAGACACATGCCCTAGGTTAGTAATTGAGGCTAAGTTACTAGGCTGTAAATTAATATTAAACGAAAATGTTCAACATAAAGATGAAGAATGGTTTTTAGGTAATGTTGAAAATTGTTTTTCTTATTTATTAGAAAATAAAAAACAATTTTGGAATTTTTATGAGTAAAAAAACACTTATAGTTATGGGGAATGGTCCCTCTTTAAAAGATGTAGATTTTTCATTATTAAATGGCTACGACACATTTGGTCTTAACGCTGCCTACAGAGCATATGAAAGAATGGATTGGTGGCCGACTTATCATGGTTGCTTTGACTATAGAGTTACAGAAAATCATAAAGAAAAATTTATAAATTTAATAAATTCTAAAAAAATAAAAAAACATTTTTATATAAAAAACATAAGCTCTGAAAAAAACTTTCAATTTATCAACTTGTTAAAATATGGTTCAACAAATAAAACAAATAACAGCATAGAAGATTTTAATAACTTTCATGACAATGGGAACAGTGGAGCTAACGCATGTTCTGTTGGAATTTGTTTAGGTTATGAAAGAATCATTCTCTTGGGAGTAGATTGCAATTATGTTGAGTTTGTAGAAGGTAGCAAAAGAGATGGGCCTGGGGGTTTAGTGATGGAGAAGACACCAGAAAAAAATCCAAATTACTGGTTTGACGACTATCAGCAAAAAGGAGATGAGTACAATGTACCAGATGGTCTTTCTTTTCACATGCCAACATGGAACATGCTAGCTTATAGAGCTGCCCATGCAGGAGTTGAAATTATAAATTGTAGCCCAATTACAAATTTAAGATGTTTTAAAAAAATAGGCTTAGAGGAGGTTTTAGAAAATGAAAAGAAATAATTGTATAATATGTGGTTCTAAAAAATTAACAAAAATTCTAGATCTTGGGTCACACCCATATGCTGATACCTTCCTCAGCGAAGAGGACCACAACAACATGTTGCCTGTTTACAACTTGTCCTGTGTTATGTGTAAAGAATGTAAACACATACAAACCGAATCCATAACTAATCCATCAGAACGGTATAATTTGTTTGATTACTCTTACACATCGTCAAACTCCAGTACATCTAGAAACCACTGGGATAATTTTTGTAAATCTATAGTGGATAAATTGAGTTTAGACAAAGAATCTAAAATCTGTGAAATAGGATCTAATGATGGTTATCTACTCAGTCAATTTAGAAAACGCCTAGGAAATAAAATTTTTGGTATTGATGCATCTAAATCCATGTGTGATATTGCTAATAAAAACGGTATTTTAACAAAATGTTGTATTTTTAATAAAACAGAAGCCTCTAATTTTGTTGATAATTATGGTGAATTTAATTTAGTAATTGCAAACAACGTGTATAACCATTCAGACGATCCAGTTTCATTTACTGAAGGTGCTAACCAATTGTTAAAAGAAGGTGGTTTTTTTGTATTTGAAGTTCCTTATTGGAAGAGTACAATTGATTCAAAAAAAATAGATCAAGTATACCATGAGCACGTTAGTTACTTCACTGTAAGATCTTTATCTAATTTATTAGCAATGTGCGGGTTTAGAATGGAGCATGTAACAGTAGTAGACTACCATGGTGGCTCATTACGTGTAATAGCTAGAAAAAGTCATCAAACTAATAATTCCGTAGAAATAGAGGATATGATTAAAAAAGAAGAGTATTTGTTTGTAGAAGATCTATACGAAAACCTCTCTAAAGAACTTAAGCGAAAGAAAACTGCTTTTTTATCTAAAATATTAAATTATAAAACTAGTGGATATAAAATTGTTGCTATTGGAGCTGCAGCAAAAGGTAACACTCTTTTAAATTATTTAAACTTGAATAATACTATTGTTGATTATATTACAGATGCATCAGAGTTTAAACAAGGCAAAAGATCGCCTTTATCAAATATTGAAATTTTTAGTGATGATAAAATAAGTGCATCTGATAAGGTTTGTGCAATAATATTGTCTTGGAATTTATCAGAATCTATAAAGAAAAAAATAAAAAAATTAAATTCAAAAATTGAATATATAAATTTTTATGAACAGGAAATAATATGAATAAAAAAAATGTTTGGGATGATCCTGAATTACCACTTGAGAGACATGAAGACCATAGAGGGGCTATTGTTGATGTTTTCTATAAACACAGTATAGACCACGTTGCAGTTATAAAATCAGTAAAGGGGGCGACGAGAGGAGACCATTATCACAAGCAAACAACCCAGCACATGCTAATAACAAAAGGGTCTCTAGAATACTGGCATAAACCTCTGGGTTCCGAACAGCCAGCGGCGTGCATTCTTCTTGAGGAGGGTGATTTTGTGACAACCCCTCCTAATGAAATACATGCGTTAAGAATTGTGGAAGACAATGAATTTATAGTTTTCACCGAAGGCATAAGAGGTGGAAAAGATTACGAGCAAGATACTTTTAGATTGCAAAGGAGCATTATAGATGAACGAAATTAAATTACATTTAGGATCTGGAAAAAGAAACTTATTAGGTTATGTCCATGTTGACATAGACAATTTACCTCATATAGACTATTGTAGTGAGATACACGACTTACATATGTTTAAAGATAACAGCGTGTCCGAAATATACAGCTGTGGTGCAATAGGTTATTATGATGCAGAAGGGATAAAAGTTCTTTTAAAAGAATGGCGCAGAGTCTTAAAGCCAAATGGTATTTTAAGAGTATCTGTTGTCGACTTTGAAAAGCAAGTCCAACTATATGTTAAGAGTAAAAAAATTGATTCTCTAGGAGTCTTGGGTCCAATATACGGAAGGTGGGAGTACACTGACCCTGCAGGGAACACTGGTGTAGCTTATAAGAAAAATTCTTATGATTATGATTATCTTGTTAAAACACTACAAGAAAACGGGTTTAAAGATTGTAAAAGATACAATTATGAAAACTTTCTCCCTGATGGCTATGATGATTATTCTGCTGCTTACGTACCTCATAAAGATAAAAATGGAACACACATAATGTTAAATGTAGAGTGTAGAAAGTGATAAACTATTATTCCAAAACAAGCCCAGAAAAAGTAATATTTACTATGATTAAAAAAGAAAATATTACCAGACAAAGACAGAATCTTACACCAGACAGCGAGTTTCTGCAGGTGGGCGCCAAGAGAACGTTTGTTGGCGATTTTTTTAAACCACACAAACATTTGCCTTGCGAAAAAAACGCCACCACAACACAAGAAGCTTGGGTAATTCTAGAAGGGAGGGCCGAGGGGTGTTTTTATGATTTAGATGATAGTTTTTTATGCTCTGTGATACTATGTGATGGTGATTGTATAGTGATCTATAACGGTGGCCATTCATTGAGGATCCTAGAAGATAATACTCTATTATATGAGTTCAAAAATGGTCCTTATTTTGGATCGAAAAAAGATAAGGTTTTTATTAAAAATGACTATAAATAAAAAAGATTTTACAACAATAAAACAATTTGAAGAGCAAATAGCTGACTTTTTTGGTTCCAAGTATGCTGTTGCTGTTGATTGTTGCACACACGCAGTAGAGCTTTGTTTAAGACTTAAGAAAATAAAACATTATACTGTACCAAAAAGAACATATATCTCTATTCCTTTTTTAGCACAAAAGCTTAGTATTTCATTTGATTGGAGAGAGGAAAATTGGAAAGATTATTATTATCTTGGAGGTACAAACATAATTGATGCCGCTGTGCTTTGGGAAAGAAATTCTTATATTAAAAATACATTTATGTGTGTTAGTTTTCAGTATAGAAAGCATTTATCTTTAGGCAGAGGTGGAATTATATTGACAGACAACAAAAAAGATGCTCTAATGTTAAAGAAAATGTCATATGATGGAAGAGTACCAGATCTACCTTGGATGGAGCAAAATATCGACACTGTCGGGTACCACTATTATATGACACCAGAAACAGCAGCCTTGGGTTTGGAAAAAATTCAACAAGCTATTCTAACTAAACCAAGAGAATGGACAATAGAAGATTGGCCAGACTTAACAAAAATGGAGATTTTTAATTAAAATGAAAAAAGCACTTATAACTGGTATTGCTGGACAAGATGGAAGTTATTTATCAGAGTATCTTCTTGAGTTAGGATATGAAGTTCACGGAATTGTTCGAAGACATTCTGTAGCAGAGAACCAAAACCACAGGCTTGATAAGATTGGGTTAAATGACAGGGTACATACTCATTATGGAGATCTGCTAGATTATCCTTCTCTGGTAAGAATCGTTAGTGAGGTGAAACCTGATGAGATCTACAACCTAGGTGCTATGAGTCATGTTCGAATTAGTTTTGATATGCCATCATTTACTATTCAAACAAATGCTCTTGGTGTTTTAAACATGCTTGAAATTTACAGGACAATTTGCCCAGAAGCAAAGTTCTATCAGGCATCTTCTTCTGAAATGTTTGGCAACTCTGTTGATGAAGATGGAGTTCAAAGACTTACAACACCAATGAACCCTGTTAGTCCATATGGGTGTGCAAAGGTGATGGGATATAACCTTGTAAGACATTATAGACACGCATACGGCCTTCACGCTTGTAATGGAATTCTTTTCAACCATGAATCTTCTAGAAGAGGTTCAAATTTCGTAACCAACAAAGTTGTCAAGGGCGCCGTTGAGATTAAGAAAGGATTACGAGATAAATTGGAACTAGGAAACATGGATTCTTATAGAGACTGGGGGCACTCAAAAGATTATGTGAGAGCCATGCACATGATCCTTAATCATGATACCCCTGAAGAGTTTATCGTTGCAACTGGTAAAACACACTCTGTAAGAGACTTGTGCGAAGTTGTGTTTTCTAAGCTAGGATTGAATTACAAAGACTATGTTATACAAAATCCAAAGTTTATGCGCCCCGAAGAACTTAGATATCTTAAAGGCGATCCTTCAAAAGCTAACAGTGTTCTAGGTTGGAAGCCGGAACACACATTTGAAACTATGCTTGATGAAATGATCGATCGCTGGCAGAAGGAATTATGAAAAAAAGACTTTGTATATTACAAGTTACTCCAAGAAATCCAAATAAACAACACAAAAAATGGTTCTCTAACGACAGCTGTGATTTTTATTTTGTCACACATGATTATGAAAATAGTAAAGCTTTAAAGTTTTGTCCAAATACAGTATGGTCAGAAACTAGAAACACACTTGTTGAGTTAGTGCCAAAAAAATACGATTATTATGGTTTTGTTGATCATGATTATATACTGACAAGCAGAACAAACCTGGATCCATGCGAACAAATCATAGAAGATTTAGAGTGGAATCCAGCGATTCTTACGTATTACCCAGGAAGCGGATTAATTACGCCCTTTGCAACTGATTTAGACTACCTAAATAGCAAGGAGAGATCTTGCATGCCCTTTGCACACGCAGGTTTTAAAATAGTACACCATAGCCTTTTAGATTGGTTTTTTCCTTTATATACAAAACATCGGGTCGATATAGATGCTTGTCATATGTTTAATATTCAAGAGATTCCTTTTTTAAAAAATGTTATTTGTAGTCACAAGATGGTTTATAGTAATGGCGTTTCTGGAGATGGTATATATAACAAAAATGAAGCTTTTGCAAAACATAAAATGGATGAAATGTGGAGAGAAGTTTCATTATATTACAAAAAAATAAACACACTAAAACTAAGTAACTATGATTTAAATGATTCTTTAAGTATTAAAAAGTTTTATGTTGATCTTTTTAAAAAAAATAATATTTTAATTCAAAAAAGCAAAAATAACGTAAATTATTTAGATATTAATAAAATTTCTAAATTTTTTGATTTGAATAGTGAATGGTTTGCTTCCCACATAAAAGAAGTGAAATGATAATTTTTGTTCCTATAAAAGAAATATCACAAAGAGTACCAAACAAGAACTTTAGAATGTTTGGTAATGAACCTCTTTACAAGCACACATTGTTGAAGTTAAAAAACCACAATGTTTTTGTTGATACAGATAGTAAAAGACTCATAGAGCAGATAAATAATGACGCTAGATTGAAGCATGTACATGCTTACCAAAGAGACCAATTGTTGAAAGGACACCATGTCTCTGTTTGTGATTTAATAAAAAACTTTATTATTAAGAAAGAAATCAAGGAAGCCATAGCGCAAATCCATGTTACTAGTCCGTTCTTAAAAGTAGAAACATTAGAGAATGCTTTTTTGAATATAGCTCAATATGATTCTGTGGTTTCTTGTAATACTTACAACTCTAGATTTTGGAGAAAAGAGCAGTATGGTTTTTGCCCAGTCAACCATAACCCACTAAAAATGGAACAAACACAAGATTTGCCCAAGCTTTACGAAGAGAACTCTTCTTTTTACATATTTCAACCAGAAGTAATAATCTCAACTGGCAATAGAATAGGTGCAAATCCTTTATTTTACCCGCTGACAACACCAGAGAATCTAGATATTGATACTGAGGAAGATTGGAAAATAGTTTTGAAGGAGTTAAAATGAAAAACATAAAGGTTTTTATCGTAACCTATAAAAGGTCTGAAGTTTTTAATCAAACGTTGGATAAACTATTCAATGGTACTGACTTTAATTTAATAAAAAACACAGAAGTCATTGTTATTAACAACCATTCAGAGTTTTCTCTGGATGATGAATTTAAAGATAGAGTCAAAGTTTTACACAATATGACTAGACCCGATTGGGATGTAGGAAACTTAGCTAGAAATTGGAATGAGTGTTTGATACACGGATTTAAAGATTTAAATAACCCTGATTCTAAAATTGTTGTAACAATGCAAAATGATATAGTTTTGGATAAAAATTGGGCAACAAACTTATTAAAACTGCACCAAAAATATACATTCGTCACAGGTATTTTAGGAGACAATATAGTCAGTTACAGACCAGAGGCTGTTAAAAAAATAGGAATGTGGGATGAAAGGTTTCCTTGTCCTTCTCATAAAGAAGCTGATTATTTTTTAAGAGCTTTAATATACAATAAAGAACACTCTATAATCTGTGATAGAATACACAACAGGCTTTTAAACTCTCATGATTATCTCCCTCTTGATACTTCAACTTACAGAGGTGGAGATACAGAATGGTGTAATGAATCAAAGACAGCAGACGATCCATTGGAAGCTTGGTACCAAGCAACGCAAATTTTTTATTGGAAATGGAAAGATACCTGGAAAGAACAGCCAAACTATTTTGGTTGGATTAATGGATGGACAAAAGAATTTGTCGACAACCCGCCAAAACCATCCAGTGCTGTTAACTTTTCTTTATATCCATATTTTGAAAAAAACATTAATTTAAAAGGAAAAAATGTTGTTGGATGGAGAGACGAAGATTTATGGTTTGATTGTGAAGACTTTGATAAAAGAATCAACAAGACAGGAACCATAAATGAACATCCTTTTAAAAAAGGAGAAAGGTTTAGAAAGTGATAAAATTAATAGTTTTTGATTTAGATGGTGTCCTTGTCGACGCCCGAGAAATACATTATGAAGCACTTAATGCTGCTTTAAGAGAAATTGGTGAAGAGTACGTCATCAAAAGACAGGAACATCTATCTTTATATGATGGACTTTCAACAACAAAGAAGCTAAACATGCTTACGGAAAATAAAGGCTTGCCTGTGAGCTTACATGAAAAAGTTTGGAAGCTGAAACAAGAAAAAACTTTGGACATTATTAATCAGTTCACACCAGATGAAAGAATCTGTGGTATTTTAAAAAGGCTTAAGTCTGAGGGCTATACGATTGCGTGCGCCACAAACTCCATTCGCACTACAGCAAAATTACAATTAATAAGAAAAGGTTTTTTTGAACACATTGATTTTCTTTATTCAAATCAAGATGTACAAAGACCAAAACCAAGTTCTGAAATATATATGCGCTGTATGTTAAAAGCCGGTGTTGATCCTCATGAAACAGTTATTGTAGAAGATTCTCACCATGGTAGAAAAGCAGCTATAAATAGCGGAGGGCATTTATGCGCTGTAAGAAATAACTCAGAAGTAACATACAAGAAGATTAAAGAAATAATTGATTCAAAAACAGCCTTAGAAGATATAAGACCGAAATGGCAAGGAGGAAAAATGAATGTATTAATTCCAATGGCTGGTGCAGGCTCCAGATTCCAGCAAGCCGGCTATACTTTTCCAAAACCTTTAATCGAAGTAAACGGAAAGCCGATGATTCAACTAGTTGTTGAAAATTTAAATATCGATGCTACTCATATATTTATTGTACAGAAAGAGCACTATGAAAAATATAATTTAAATTATTTATTAAATTTAGTTTCACCAGGTTGTAAAATTATTCAAGTTGATGGCATGACAGAAGGAGCTGCTTGTACAACTCTTCTAGCAAAAGAATTAATTAATAATGATGATCCACTAGTGTTTGCAAATTCAGATCAATTTTTAGATTGGGACAGTAATGAATTCATGTATTCTATGGAGGCAGAAGAAGTCGATGGCGGCATGTTAACTTTTACCGCAACACACCCAAAGTGGAGTTTTGCGAAGACAAATGAAGATGGTTTTGTTACAGAAGTTGCTGAAAAGAAGCCAATAAGCAACGTTGCCACTGCAGGGATTTATTATTGGAAGCATGGCAAAGATTACGTCAAATATGCTGAACAGATGATTGAAAAAAATATTAGATTTAATAATGAGTTTTATGTCTGTCCAGTTTTTAACCAAGCGATTGAAGATGGAAAAAAAATCAAAACATTTCATTTTGATGGAATGTGGGGCATTGGAACACCAGAAGATTTAAAGACTTTCCTTGAGAACCATAAATGATTTTTATTTCACACAGAGGAAATCTAAATGGATCAAATCCAATATTAGAAAATAAGCCGGAATATGTTGACAAAGCATTATATAGAGGTTATGATGTTGAGATAGATGTCTGGAAAAAGAATGGTGCTTGGTACTTAGGTCATGATGCTCCACAATATAGAATAAACCAGGATTTTTTTTTGAAAAATAAACTTTGGTGTCATGCCAAAAATCTTGAAGCCTTGGAGGGCTTGTTGATATTGGGGGTGCACTGTTTTTGGCATCAAGAAGATGATTACACAATTACTAGTCGTGGAGTAATCTGGGCTTATCCAGGAAAAGAGCTGAATAAAAACGCTATCTGTGTCTTACCAGAGTCTCTTGGGGTGACAAAAAGTGTTTCCGACTGTAGAGGCATATGTTCGGACTATATAGAAAATTATAGAGAAAAAAATGAATTTTAATTTTAAATGTAACGTGCTAAACCAAGAAAAATATTATGGAAATTACGTTATACCGGATCAAATTGATAGAAAGGTGTGCATTGACCTTGGGTGTAATGTGGGTTTTTTTGTAATGGATAATTTTAAAAATTTTGAAAATCTATATGCCATAGATGCAAGCTATCAGAATTTTGTTACAACTTTAAGAAAAGTTTTGTATGAAAATCTTAAAAACAATACAGCGACCAATGTTGCTTGTTTTAATTTAGCTTGTTCAAAAAACAATGGACAGATAATAAAAATTTACAAACACGATAATAATGGAAACTCAGTTAGCCCAATGACTATTACTGATATGTTCAAAAAACAATATCCACAATGGCAAGAAGAACAAGAAACATACCACAATGTTTTTACAATCTCACTGGAAGGGCTATATGAATTCTTTAATATTAAATATATTGATTATTTAAAAATAGATATAGAGGGTGCTGAATATGATTTTCTTTTAGAAAAAGATTTGTCCAAAATTGGATGTCTCGCTTTGGAGATTCATGGTACTTTAGGACAAAAAATGAAAAACAAAATAAAAAAACATATAGAAAAATATTTTGATATATTTCATATTGAATATGACCTCCCTGCACCTGGACATTCCGTAATTACATATCTAAATAAAAGTTTTAAATCATGATCTTATCTTGGCAACAAATACCATCACCCTTGATTTCTGAGATTCTATGTCATCAGTTTGATGGAGTTGTGCTTGATACAGAGCATGGTTGTTATAATAATGAAACTTTGTATTCTTGTATTCAAGTTATCAAATGTTCAGGAAAAAAATGTTTTGTTCGCTTGACTGAAGTATCAAAGACAATGATTCGCTATTGTCTAGATGCCGGGGTAGATGGTCTTATTTTTTCAACAATAGAGACAGAAGAGCAGTGTAGGCAAATTTTAGAATTTAGTTGTTATTCTCCTAGAGGAGGGCGTGGCTTAGGCTTGGTTAGGCAAAACTTATGGGGGGAGAAACCTTTGATTTCAAAAGATCCCATTTTGATACCTCAAATAGAAACAAAAAAAAGTGTTGAAAATTTAGAGCAAATAATAAAATTTAATTTTGACTATTATCTTATTGGACCATATGATTTATCACTTAGTTTAGAAGCACCAGGACAATTTAATAATCCTAATTTTTTACTTTACATTGATAAAATTAATGCTATAATACCTGAAGATAAAAGAGCAGTTCACATACCAAAAGACGTTAATCAACAAATTAAAAAATATAAAAATTATGGATTAAAATGCTTAGGTATGGATACAGTTGCAATTATCGAATACAATAAAGGTATAATAAATGCTTAATTTTGAAAACATTGGAGAAAAATTTGTACAAGTTATCCACACCAAAGAGTGGGATGCATTACAAGAAAAATTCAATAACTGCAATGATATCTATGTCTTAGGACATGGAGGCAATCTTGCGGTTGCTGATCACGCTGCGGTCGACATGACTAGGTTATCAAACGGTACCAAGAACGCAATGTGCCCTGGTTCTGGTGTTGTTGCAACATCCCTTATCAACGATACGTCTTTTGAAGAATGGATGGTTCACTGGCTTTCTAGTAGAACTTCAACAAGAACTAAAACACAAATGAAGAAAAGTTTAGTACTTGGAATCTCTTCGTCCGGAAAGTCTATTGATATTTTAAAAGCATTGCAATGGGCTCAAGAACATGGGATGCAAATTGCTATGATATCTTCGAAAGATATTGACATTGAAATAAAAAATCTAACAAAAGTAATTCTTGGCGCTGAGTATTATCACACAGCTGAGGTGTTAACACTTCTTCTTACTTACCAGTTAACTCATGGGGCCGGCAGTGTTTGTCCCCCGATCGGGAAAAACACACCAGAAGAATTAGAAAAGCTTAATTGGCGTGGCGATAAAATTAGAGAGCATTCTTATCCAGATGAAAAAATCAATGTAGGTATCGATTTTGACGGCGTTATTCACAAATGTTCAAAAGGATATTATGACGGAACAATTTATGATGACCCAGTTGATGGTGTCCATGAAGCTTTAGAAAAACTCTCATCGCAGTATACTATCATTGTGCACACCTGTAAAGCCAGAGCAGACCGAGGCTTGGTAAATGGAAAAACCGGCGTTGAATTAGTCTGGGAATGGCTGAAGAATCATGATTTAGCAAAATTTATCAATAAAGTAACTGCAGAAAAACCAAGAGCTGCATTTTATATTGATGATAAAGCAATTAATTTTAAGAACTGGAATGAGTGTCTTGATACTCTTAGATCAAAAGAAAAAATTTAAAAAGGAGAAAACTAATGCAATTATCAAATCAAGCAGCCGGAGCCCTGTTATTGGCTCTACAGAAGTGCCTTTGGGAGCAAACAGACATTATGCCACTTCTTCAAGAAATGGTTTTTGAAATGTCCGATGATGGACTTGTGGTAACCAATCCACCTGTTGTATCCGGAGACCTTTCAGAGCTAGAAGAAGAAGCCGAGGCTGAGCGTGAAAGAGAGTAAAACAGTTGTGGCCAGTGGTTATTTTGATCCAATTCACGTTGGCCACATTGAGTATTTAGAGATGGCCGCCAAGCTTGGAGACAAGTTGGTTGTTATTGTTAATAATGATAACCAGGCGGCGCTTAAAAAGGGCGCCCCGTTTATGACAGAGGAAGATAGACTAAAGATCGTCTCCTCTCTCAAATGCGTTGACGAGGTATTCCTTTCTATCGATGAGGATTCTACTGTATGTAGGTCTTTGCAAGCCGTGAGTCCTAACATCTTTGCCAAGGGTGGAGATCGCTTCATCGATGAGATTCCAGAAGCTACAACTTGTAAAGAGATTGGAGCAGAAATAGTTGATGGGCTTGGAATGAAGATTCGCTCATCTTCTGATTACTACAACAAAGAAGAATAATGCCCATTTACACTTACGAATGCAAAAAATGTGGGTCAACTTTAAAGGCAATGGTTGGGGCGGATGACAACCCAACCACTTGCTCAGAAATTACCACTTGCGACAAAGATGGCGAAATAACAAAGTATTTATCTAAAGTTAACATTCGTCGGGCAGTTGAAGAAAGCGCCAAGAAAACCGGCGAACTAACAAAAGAATTTATTGAAGAAAACAGAAATATTCTTCAAAAAGAAAAAGATAATTTAGCAAACAGGATGTTGGACTGATGATTTATGGCATTATAACAGTTTCTGTACTACTTAATGTAATTTTAACTTGGTATAGCCGCCGCCTTGTAACAGACCTTTCAGACCTTTCACTAGAAGTCGAGGAAGTGATTACAGACCTTAAACTTTATCATCGCCACGTTGAACAAGTATACCAGCTTGAAACCTTTTATGGAGATGAAACCTTACGTGCCTTGCTAGAGCACTCAAAGGACGTCTCAGAGAGAGTTGGAGACTTTACAACCCTGTTTAGCAAGTTAGAGGAAGACGAGCTTATAGGTACCCTAGAGGAGCAAATAGATGACAGAGAAGGAGAGGAGGAAGAGCAAGTATCCAAAGAAAAAAAACATGTATTTTACGCAGGTACACGAAGACGCAATTCTTGAGTACTGTAAATCAAAATCAAAAGCTAGAAGAGAAGAGTTATACGTAACACTAATCCAACCTGCTTTTGACGAGCTGGTTGATAAGATTGTTTATACGTACAAGTTTAATTCACTTCCAAATTGCGACATTCTAAAAAAAGATTGTAAAGTTTTTTTGGTAACAATCTTAGAAAAGTTTGATGTTGAAAAAGGCCATAAAGCTTTTACTTATTTTTCAGTGATCACAAAAAATTGGTTTATTGCCGAGACCAAAAAAAGAAAAAAGAAACTTGAAAAAGAAGTTGCCTTAGATCTTCCGGATACAGTTCTAGATGAAAGGCTTATTGTGCGAAATACTTATTTTCAAGAACGCACAAAAGCAGAGTTTATTGAAGTACTCCACGAAGAAATAGAGTGGTGGAAAGAAGAAACAACCAGTTCTCAAGATAGAAAAATCTTAGAAGCAGTTGAAGTTTTATTTGAGTCAGTAGAACAAATTGAAATTTTCAACAAAAAAGCTGTATATGTTTATCTGCGGGAAATTACCGGCTTTAGCACAAAACAAATAACTTCTTCTCTAACAAAAGTAAGAAAAAAGTATCGGAACTTAAGAGCCGAGTGGGACAGCGGAGAAATTTAAGGCGGAACTATTTATCTTAGAGGTAGTTTTTGCATGGCAAATCGCACAATAAGACCGATACTATACGAAAGGTTTGGAACATATAACAACTTAAGATCAAATCCATACTCAGACTCTGAAAAAATCTTAGATGTGAGAAGCGGAGTATTGGATCCGTATACTCAAATAGTTCAGAGTGCTTTGCAAAACTCTTATACTGTTGACTCCTTATCTGTGCATGGAAACACATTCAGAGCTAGGGTGTTGGGAGTTATAAAAGGAAGGCCAGCTAGGCACCTTTATCCGGAGTTATACGCCAATTCAAGAGTAACCCCAGATCAGATTCCTGAATATTTTATATTTTCTTTAAGGGATGAAACAGACCAATTTGCGCCAGACCCTTTAAGATATGCAGGATCAGTGCAAAGCTACGTGAACATGATTGGTTTGCAAGGTAGAGCAATATCAGAAAAGCCCGCTAATGAAACAATAGATGCTTTTGGTCGTGGTGACATTGTTGAGGTATATAAACCAGAACAAAACTCATGGAACGGCGCTGTAGTTAGAAAAGTTGTTGTAAGAAATAACTTTGAAAATTTTCTTATTGGATCCAACGACATCGCTGCAGAGCTTTTTGGTGGCTCTGCAGGTCAACCGTTCAACAATGGCAGTGGCCAGCCCAATACAGACTCTTTCACCCCCAGGGTCGCTACCGCTGCGGACGTAGAAGCGCCCAACCGTCTAGGCACGCAAGCAGATTGGGAAGTGTTTAGCCCTGGAGTTGTCTACCCACCCGGATCCCAACAATTAGTGGATTTGTTCACCGAAGCGGCCATACAGGAAGGCTTGTCCACGGCTTGGGCTCGTCTTCCTGGACTAACAGGGGCCAGCAGGGATATCACCGGCGGTGGCTTAGTTTCACGTGAATCTGCTGGCGTCGTTGGCCGATTAAACTATGAATTTGAGAATGTAAATGATCCAAAATTTAACTTTCCTGAAGCATGGAATGACGGCAAGAACCCTGCCAATATAGAATACGCCATCCGACAGTGGATCCAGAGTGTACCGCCAGCAAGCTATATAGATGGCGATGAGACTCAGGGTGTACTCCCACCACAGGGAGTTAATTCGACAGCTATAGGATTAGGACAACTGCTTTCTAGCACTGGCTATAATCGCATGCCGAATAACTATGGCGGCTATGGCATACCAATAGCAGAAGCTCGTGGTATGTTAAGATATATCTATGACCGCTATGGACACCCTAATTCTGCCTACTCGTTTCACAATTTCCCCCCTCGCTACGGCGAACGTGTATATTATATTGGAAACCCTGGTTTTTCCCATACCCACCCCGACAACAAGATCGTTGTGCGGGATGACGACGGCAATTGGGTGATCCAAGATACTGGCGAAGTAGTCCCTGGCTACGACTTTATTCTCGACCAAGCCGATCCGCCCAACCGGGTCCGGACCGCCGACTTTTTCAGAGGCGCCCGTCTAGGCCAGATAACGTCAGCAGGGTACGACGAATACGGTCGGCCGGAAGTTAAAGCGCACGAAGGATACTAAATGAAAAACTTAGATGAAACCCTATCAAGCGCTCTCGACAACATTGAGGAAGACAGAGCAACAACAAAAGAGCTTCTCCAAGATTTAATGAAATACCTAGGAGCGGCCGAAGAACGACACAGAGAAGTTGGCCCTGTTGCTGCTAAGTATGTTGAGACCTTGCAAAGATCCAATGAACAGTTAGTAAAGATTGCTGCTTTAATGCAAAAACAAAAAACTTCATCTTTTGAGTTTTCATCATCAGATAAAGATCAGTTATACGACATTATAAACGATAAAGAAGAAGAATAATGCCATTAATAGAAAAACTAAATAAAAACAAATCTATTTCCAGAGAAGCCAACAAAGAGATTGAAAGAAAAACCTCTGGGGGTAACAGCACAGGTTCAGGCATTGGATGCTCAGAAAAATTTGAGCCTTTACCAGAGTTTATTTCTGCAAAGTGCGAAAAAGTAATCTCAAATGCAAACTCTTACATTGTTTTAGGAAGGGATCGCCCAGGAGACCGCCTAACCGGTTATGGCGGCATTGGAGCTACGAGTTCCCATTCTATTGATTTAGTTGTTGGTCGTAGAGCACCGGGTGCGCCAGAAGACGAAAAGGTTTTTGTCGATCCTAATTTTATTACAGACGCTGCCAGGATTTATATTGCTGAAAAAACAGACGTAGATCAAAACTTTAAAATTACCAGCAACAACTCTCCAGATGCTATTGGGCGCTCAGCCGTCGCTTTAAAAGCAGACGCCATCAGAATAATAGCAGACGACGCTGGAATAAAGCTTGTAACAAAAGTCAATAACAGAAACTCCAATGGAAAACTAATCAATAGGTCTCTTGGAGTAGATCTAATAGGTGGAAATGATGACTCGGATCTACAGCCAATGGTAAAGGGAGAAAACTTAGTTGAGTTCCTAAATAGGCTTATAAAACAAATCAGCAATACGAACGGCCTTGTGATGGAAATGTCCAAGGCGATGCTAATTTATGAAGCCGGCATCTTAGCAGCGCTAGGGGTGCCTTGGCCAGGAAATGGTACTGTTGCAACCGTCCCCACTGTGCTCAAGTCCCTAGAAGATACAAAAATTATCTTAAAAGGCATATCACAAAAAATAAGCTTGACGTCAGACACGGTCAACTATTTAACTAGCATTGGCTATAAAGACATACTTTCTAGTTATCATAGAGTAAACTAATGATTTTTGAAGAATTAATACTAAATGAAGTTAGCGAATTAGAAACGCCTAATCCTGGAGGTTTATCCTCAGTTGCAGCAATCTATGTAGAAACTAGATTCAGCATGCAGGACTCAGGAGGAATCAACTTACCTTCTTTAAGGACTAGTCTAAAAGCAGAAGCCGTTAACATTTTTTCTTTGTATTACGCAAGCCTCGGAAAGCCGCCGACCTTCTTTATAGATAACACAGTTAACGGAACTGCAATAACGTCAGAGGGGGAAACAATCACATTAGAAAGAGTTGAGTTCATAAATCTAGGCGAAGAAGAATGTGAAGATGTTGTATTTAAAAAAGTTTTCTTTATACCATTAAACTTACTAAGCCCCCCTGCTGGCGAAGACTTTACAATTCCTAGTATATTTCCTAGCCGTGATTTACCGACAACTGCCCTATTAAAGATCTGCAACTACAGAGATTTTAAAGACAAAGCTAAATTCATACAAACGTTTATGAAGATTAACTTTCTAGCGTTACAAAGGCCAACAAATCGTAGCATAGTAAAGGGAATCAATTTTAGAAAGTTCTCAACCAAAAAGAAGCAAATAACTAAGTTTATAGACTTTTTAGATGATGTTGTCCCAAATAAACCAAGCAAATTTGGTGAAAGTATAATCATACACTTTGCAGAAAACTTTCAGACCGTATCTAAGATCGAGTATCTAAACGAAAATGTAAGTAACGAAACACAACTAGTTTGGCAACAATCAAAAGAAGAATTTGAGGTCAGGAAATATAAAGCTTTTAATGATGCCCGAGTAAACTTTTATCTTTATAACTTTGAATCAATTTATCCAGATCTATTTGCGACAACTTTTAGAGGGATAAACATAAAGTTTGACAACCTTGTAAGAAGAAACTTTATAGCGCCAAATGTAGAAATCGTACAAAATGATTGTTTGGCCTCTGCCAACTCCCGCCAGAACGCATCCGCTGCTGATGTTACAAAAAGACTTAGACAAAGTTTATCAAACGTATACGCTAAAGAGGCAAGGTCTCTTCTAAGTAACAACCCCTTTAAGACCGCTGAAGATCTTATAGAAGAAAGTGGCTTTCTAGAAAGTAAAGATATTGCGGCCGATGTGAAGCGAACTTTGAGTAAAGAATTTATCCAGGCCGGTCACTCAATAGCGGACGAGGTGTCAGACTTTTTCGAACAACTTCAGAAGGCCGGTGACTTTCTTAGCACCGATCAAGATTCAAAAAAGCTCTCAAAGTTTGGCCAGTTTGCAAACTCTATAGAATGGCAGCAGATCCTAGCAATTGCGGCCGCTAGCGTCGCCTCAAGATACGGTATCGATGAGATCTTAGATGAAAGCTTTATCAAGAAACAGATGGCTGAGCGCATTTCTAAGTTTTTCAAAGATCCAAAAACTATAAACGCTTTAATGTCAGGGCTTCCAACTTCCGCTCTGCAGAGGGCTGCTTTATTTTTTGCAACTATCGACTTAGCCAACTCGGTAGGTAGCGGAGTTTCGATAGAAGAAAGAAGACTCCGAAGACTGAACAACTTGCTTAGTGAGCGTGCAGGACTACTAGATAAAATACAAAAAGGAGTAGCAGAAGAAGGAGCAACAATCCCGACTCTTCGGGGGGAGCAAGGAAGACTAGAAAGGCTAGAGGCTAGGATCGAAAGAGCAAAAGAAAGGCTAAACAGGCCAACTAGTTTAGCTGGACTTCTGGCAGAACTCACCGTTGAACTGGATGAAGAAGATAAAGACGAAGAATATATTGGTGATTTGCAGGCTACAATTGAAGCGGAGCAAGCTAGGTTCGGTTTGGATTTAGATAGCCAATCTGCAGAAGAGGAAGAACCTTTCCTTGCAAGACAATTCTTTGGTATTGATTTAGACGAATCCACCACCTCTGAAGACGAGCTTGACGAAGTAAAACCTGGAGCTGGTAATTCACGCAAACCCCCAGCTGTTTCTCTGAATTCTACCAAAAAAGAACAAAGGGAAAGACTAGTCAACATAGCAACGGGCGGAGTGTCTGGTGAGTTTACAGCCGAAACAAAAAACGAACTAATCGATTTGATTATTGGTTTGTCAAACTGCGACCGTCAAAATAACGCTGAGGTTTATACAGAGTTTATAATGTTCTTGGTCGATGAACTAGGTGCACCAATCTTAGAATACTTTGATGAGTGGTCTGAATGGTTAAATGCTTGGGATGTGAAAAATTTAGATTTTTGTAACTTACCAGATCTAAACTTGCCAAAATTTAAGTTATTCCCCCTAAACATTAGATTGCCAGATATATCAATGCCTGACATTTTTGGCTTCATTTTAGGATCGATTCTATCAATTCTGTATGCCCTCTTGCTAAGGTTGATCAGGGCATTGGTTCAGTTCTTGTTGTCACTGATACCTGACTTTATTTTTGATTTTGAGCCCTGCGAGTTTGCAAACGCCTTGCGTGATTTTGGCCAAGTTCTTGGCGGCGCTATCTGTGCTGGTATAAATGGCGTTAATCTGCCGGCCGTTGCTGCCTGTAGTGTTCTAACACCGAGAATAGGTAATCAAAGAAACAATCGTGACTTGCTCAACTTTTTTAAAGATGCTTGCGGAAAAGGTATTTTACCTGGACCCGATCTAGCACGCCTACTTGATGGTGATGCTAATGAAGAAACCTTCCAAAGAGCAGATGTGTATTTCAAAGCAATTAATCCCGACTTGGCATCTGAAATAAAGCAAAACCCAAGTATACTTTCAGATGCCGGCTCAGCAATGGGTAGTATTATTGGAATAGGTGACTTGCTTGACACGTTAGATGATTTCACACCCAGGTTGCCGGGCTTGAGTGCAAACGGCTTTGTTGACAATTTAGATTTATGTTCAGATCCTAATGTTTCTGACTTGATCGATCAGCTGTGCACAGAGCCAAACCCAGCACTAAGAGAGGAGTTAGAAAGAATCTTGCAGCAACAGAGAGAAGCAGATAAAGACGATGCTGCAAAGATCTTTAGATACCTCACAGACCCAGAAAGCCTTGCAAGAGAAATAGAAGACCAACTTCCAAACCAAGCTCACCCTTCATTGGTGATCCCGCAGATGGCAGCTGATGGGCTTTTTAACGAACTCCCGGTAATCAAGAACACGCCAAGATTCGCTCTAAACAGAGATCAGGAAACCCTAGGAGAATTTCATGAAGATAACATAAAAGCATCACTAGGAAACTTAGACGCATGTATTACAGCGTACGCTACGTCCCTTTTGGAAAGTGCGAGGAGATACGAGGATATAATATCAACCACTGACGCTGATGGGGATGTGGAAGAGGGCGGTGATGATGAAGTTAGCCTGATCAATATAATAGAAATAATAGATAAGGCATTTGCAAATAATTTATTTTATCTAGACGAAATGCCAGAAGAGGCAAAGGAGGAAGCATACAGAATTATAGAAGACCCAGACAACCCAGAGATCAACGAAAGTAGCAAAAAAAGCTTTGATATAGGCATAAAGTTTTATGAACAGCAAGTAAATACCCCTCTTCTTAATATAATAGGGTCAGATACGTTTGAAAGCTCTTCTCTTTTTGGACTAATTGGCAGCTACACCGTGGCCGATGGCGGCCCGTTAAGTGTGAGCATGTTCGAACAAGGGCTTTTGGTCAAACAAGTTTTGGATAAGGTTTCTTTCAATGAAGAGGTTGACTCCGATGAACTTGCCGGGCAAATGAAGGCGACGGGTAAAAGTATAGCTGCTGCCTCTCTAAAAAACAAATTGGAAAATTCCGGTATTGACTTAGACGAAGGTGAGAATATTGAACTTTTAGGCGTGGATACGACGCAAGAGACTGGCGTGGGAGACGCCTCAAGTCTTCTACCATCTTCGCAGCTAGAAGACGTAATGGAAGATTATCTGAATGGTGCTTTAAAACAAGAGAACACTTATAAAAGGTTCATCAGGGAACTTCCGGAATACTCTCAGCTTTTATTGGTAAAAACAGATAATGAGATTGTATCGATAAACGAGAACATAAAAACAATCTTTAAGTGCATTATTTTAGAAGACGCCCATCTAAGATTTGCGGTTTTGAACACATCAGGAAACATCTTTTCGACTAATAACTTCTCAACTGCAATTTACAATCGATCAAGTTTAGCACAGAAAATAAAAGCAAGAATCAGTGGACTATTTTCTGATTTTGAGGTTAATTATCTTAATAATAAAATCTATGGTTGGAATGCCATCTCTTATTATGTATACGAAATAGCAAAAATAACCGGCCAACTATCTTCTCTAAGTAACTCATTAGGACGCCGTGCCACGCCACAGGATCTAATGTTCGAGTTGATAGAGAATGCTGTTGAGGATGTTAATAACTCGTTTGTTACAGACTTATCCGCAGAGAACCAGCTTCTTTATTCGACCATTGAAGGAAGCAGCCGATCTTCAATTATTATTAATTTTGAAACGCCGAAACTTTTAGAAGGCCGAGATCGGTTTCTACAATTAAACAACTTCCTTGAAAGGTCTGCCACTCCTGATGGCGCTTCGCAGCCCTTCCTAACTTCAAATATGTGTTTTGCCGTCACCCTCAAAGCAGGTGCGTTGGCTGATTCCCTTGATACACTAACACTTGCTGACATTACTTCAGAAGAGCAGCGCAGCGGCACAAACTCGTCAGGCTTTGTCGTCTCCTCCAGCGCCGCAGGCAAGGGCGCTTTACAGACTGCGGTTCTTGAATCTCTTAAGGCCCGCCAAACCGTTCTTTTAAGCTATGATGATGTTTTTTTCGAGGACGACCGCTTAAATTTATCTTTGATGCGTAGGCTGCAGGAATATGTTGGATTCGATCAGTCCTTGAATGATTTTGTATTTGATAATTTTGATGTTAAAATAAAATATAGAGTGTTTGTCTCTTATGCAACAAGACGCCTAGAAGAGAGCCGAGGTACTGATCTCGCAAATTCTTATATTGGTCACGATTCAGAAGTTAAGTCTTTAGGCCTATACAAAGATCAAAAGATAAGTACTATGTTTGTGAGGAGCTCCGCTTCGAGGGATACATCGGGGGCTACTTTTATAATGACTGAGCTTTGTACGTTTGAGAAAGAAATTGAGGAGCTCCCAGACAATAACCTACAACTTAATCAAAATAACCGATTTATTTCTAAATTAATGCAAGCTAGCAACACCTCGCCACTAGCTAACGAGTTTAAAGCAAACGCTTCTATTAATATTTTCTTATCTTGTATGCTACCATTCCCAAACATTATAAATGAAGCAACTAGTTATTCTGTAGAACAGGCAAGTTCAGCTGCAGATGAAGAAGTTAAAGATATAATTTTTAAACCTGTAACGATGCAAAACAGGATCTGCACAAGAGTAAGCAAACACTTCTTAAAAAATGTCTAATATAAAACAAACAACAAATATTGATTTTGATATTTTTGAAAACGATCAGGTTTTTGATACAGCCACTGATGCTGACCGGTTAGTAGACAATTCGCTTATAATCCCATCGGACGATCAAATACTAACAGCAGCGCCATTTTTATCTGTTAGTTTGCCAATAGACAAAAACTCAACGAACGCATCTTCGGACGGCTATCAAATGATTCGTGGTTATAGAAATCTAGTTAAGCAGAACTTCAAAAACCTAATGCTAACATCACCAGGCGAAAAGATTATGGATCCTTTATTTGGAGTTGGCGTAAAAAGATATTTGTTTGAGCTGAAACAACGTGGGTTGGAATCAAGGCTAGAAGGCCGCATCTATTCACAAACTAAGAAATACTTATCTTATATAACAATCAGAAAAGTAAGCTTTAGGCAAGAACAAAACGATAACCGTTTGGGCGTGAGCGTATCTTATTTTATCAACCCGCTAAATATTAATGAGTTTTTTAATTATTCTACAAACACCGAGCAAAGTTTATAGGGACTAGAGGAGAAATCAAATGCCAAAGGTTACAAGACCAGCGATACGTTATACATCAAGAGAGTTTGAAACAATCAAGCAGGATTTGGTGTCTTTCATTAAAAGATATTATCCGGATACTTTCCAAGACTTCCAAGAGGCTGGCTTTGGCTCAATGATCCTTGACACCACTGCTTATGTTGGTGACATTCTTTCTTTTTACTTAGATTACTCTGTTAATGAGTCCTTTTTGGATACAGCCGGTGAGTTTGAGAATATAATAAAGATCGCTAGGCAGATGGGCTACCGCTACCAGCCAAACAAAACATCAACCGGCATTTGTTCGTTCTATGTTTTAGTGCCAGCAACAACCTCCAGCGACTTAGAAGGCGGCGCAGCACCAAACTATAGCTATGCTCCCGTGTTATCAAGAGGGACTTCACTCAAAACATCTTCAGGGATAGCGTTCACGTTAGCAGTAGACGTTGACTTTTCCAACCTTAATAACGAAGTCGTTGTGGCCGAAAGAGATGATGAAACAGGCCGACCCACACGATTCGCAATAAAAGCATTTGGCCGTGTTATTTCCGGAAAAACATCGGTCCTACAAAGAACCATTGGAGAGTTTAAACCATTCCAGAAAGTCAGGTTAAACAATAACAACATTATTGAGATACTTTCTGTCTCTGACTCAAATAATAACGAATACTTCCAAGTACCAAACTTAGCTCAGGACACAATTTATAGACAAGTGCCTAACAACGGCCCAGATAAAGCATTTGTAAAGTACCTCCTACAACCAAAAGCAACCCCGAGAAGGTTTGAGGTTCTTAGAGAACAGGGGGCGATTTATCTTAGATTTGGATACGGCTCAGAAGAAGAGGTCGAGAGTCAAGAAAAAACAATCATACCAAGCAAGAAAACACTAGATTTATTTGGTAAAGAATATATTTCAGATACTTCATTTGATCCAAACGTTCTTCTAAAGAGTGGTAAGTTTGGAGTATCTCCAGCAAACACGGTCTTAAACATAATCTACAGAGAGAACACCAATGCGAATGTCAACATTGCCGCCGGTGCCTTAAACGCAATTGCGAGACCTTTTTTTAAGTTTACTGATGCTGCAACCAACGACAGCTTAAAAACACAAGTAATAAACAGCTTAGAAGTTACCAATGAAGAACCTATTACTGGCGATCTGTCCCCGTTAACAACTAGTGACATAAAAGTTCTTGCTTCTAATTCTTTGTTTGCACAGAACAGAGCAGTAACGGCAGCCGACTATAAAGCCTTGATATCAGCAATGCCTTCTGGTCTCGGAGGAGTTAAGCAAGTTGCAGCTTATAAAGATTCTGCTAGTCTGAAAAATAACATAAACTTATTTATCTTGTCAGAGGATGATTCCGGAAAGCTTTCTGTACCTACCGACTCAATGTTTAATAATATCAAAGCATGGCTGACCAGATACAAACTAATAAACGATTCAGTTGACATCTTTTCTGCAAAAATCGTAAATGTTAAAATAGACTTTGTTGCTGTAGCCGAGGATGGCTATGACAGGGCATCCGTTTTAGCAAGAATCAAAAGAGATTTAGCAAGATACCTACGACAAAATCCAAATCAAATAGGTGACCCAATTCACGTAACAAAGCTTACAAATGTTATTAATGAAACAGAAGGTGTTGCTGATGTAATACGTATTTTCCTGGAAAGAAAAACAGGAGTAGATTATTCCTCAACTGTATACAACTTAAATGCAAACTATTCATCAGATGGCAGGAAGATCTTTATACCAAAAAATGTTATTTGGGAAGTTAAGTTTCCAAACCAAGACATCAATGGAGAGGTAAGATAGTGGCTTATAAAAAGTTTTTTGCAAATAAAGACAACACAATAACAAATGCCTCAAAGTTTGGTGACTCAACAAGAGCGACCGGTTCCAATATGGGTCTAGCAGACTCTGTTGAGATCTTTAAGCTCTATGGCAACATAACAACTTCGTCAGTGGAACAAAGCCGTGCCTTGTTTGAGTTTGACACCGCAGAAATAAACACAGCAAGAACTAACAGCCAGATTCCTGCCTCTGGTTCCGTTTCGTTTTATCTTAACTTGTTTAATGCTAAAACCCCATTCACAACACCAAGAAACGTCGATCTAATAGTCCAAGCTGTTTCTAGATCGTGGGACGAAGGCCGTGGAATGGACATGGACGAATACAAAGATCTAGGCGTATCAAACTGGGTCTCTGCTTCCACTACTGCCGGCTGGACAACTGCAGGCGGTGACTTTCTTGATTCAGCCATTTACAACAAAACTTATCGCCTAACAGAAGGAACAGAAGATTTGTCCATTGATATATCAGATCTTGTAGAAGATTGGATTGATGGCACCCAAGCGAACTATGGAGTTATTGTAAGGCTCTCAGGTTCTTTGGAGACCGACTCTGACTCTTATTACACAAAGAAGTTTTTTGCTCGTTCATCAGAGTTCTTTTTCAAGCGCCCAACAATAGAAGCTCGTTGGAACTCTTCTGTCAAGGACCAAAGAGGAGACTTTTATGTTTCTTCTTCAATGTTGTCATCAGAAAACCTCCACACTGTTTATCTTTACAACAACTTTCGTGGTGTTCCAACAAACATTCCTGCGATAGGCACTGGCGAGATTTATGTAAAGATCTTTGACGCAGCATCAGGCGGCACAGAACTAAGCTCAGCAGTATCTGTTAGTTACCCAATAACTGGCGGCTATGCTGATACCGGTCTTTATTCTTGCTCGTTTGATCTAAATACAACGTCATCAACAGTGTATGATCGATGGTTTAACGCAGATTACTCAACTTGTTTCCACACTGGCACAATAGAACTAAGCACTTATAATGCGCAAGAAGATAATAAAATAGAGCCCTTGATTCTTTCTATTACAAACTTAGAAGATTCTTATAGTCGGGCAGAAACAGACACAAGAATAAGGCTATTTACCAGAAAGCGCAACTGGTCCCCAACTGTCTATACGGTGGCGAGCACAGCAATAGAAAACTATTTTGTCGACAACATTTATTATAAAGTAATAAGAAAAGTTGATAATGTTGATGTTGTTCAGTATGGCACAGGCTCAGCACAACACACTCTTTTGTCTTATGATAAGCAAGGCTCTTATTTCGATTTTGACTTCTCTAGCTTAGAGGCTGGTTATATGTATGAGTTCAAGTTCATTATTAAAGAAGGAACTATTTATAATGAATACCCAACCGGCTTTAAGTTTAGAGTAGACGAATAATGACAATAAAAAAGTATTTTGAAAACAATTCTTTTTCAAATAACTCATTAACTGATCTAGAAAACAAGGAAGGAATAGACTTTGAGTCATTTGAGTATCTTGATGAGTTAGAAAAGCAAAGAACAAGATTTATCCCCAACGTTGACTTTTCTAAGCCGGAAAACTTTGCTTTTTACGGTCTTGCCGAACAGTATTACAAAGATGCAATTGCCCGAGTCATTAATAACTATCCTTATGATGGCTCTAAAAAAGAGTTGACCGAATGGTATAATGATTCAACTTACTTTGACTTATACGTTTTTGAGAATGAATACCCCAGGTCTAATGGTTATGGCATCTTTTCCGCAGATGGTTGGGGCACGCAAACATCAACAGTGGATGGTTATGGCCTTCCAGCAACCTTAGAATACATTTTTATCAAGGGCGGTCCAAACGCAGGCCCCAACAACACATACGTCGGCGGCAACATTTATGACCCGTCTAAACAAAGAAATTCAAACTTAGCGCTAAATCTAGACACAAAAGGCGCCACAGTTGAGTTCTGGCTTAAAAAAGACGAGTTCATCCCCAGTTCAACAGCCCGAGAGGTTGTTTTTGATCTTTGGAACAATGAACTAAGCAGTTCTGATGATTATGGTCGGTTTAGAATCGAACTAAACACCTCAAGCGCCGGCGCCGGTAATTTTGCTTCCTCTAAGGCTTTCAGAGCCATTATTCACTCTGGTTCCAACAGACAAGAAGTTCTACTGGGCGACTATACAACAACCGCCTCGTTTATCTCTCAAGGATGGACGCATTTTGCTTTTGCGACATCAAAAAGCACCATAAAACTTTATAAGAACGGCGAACTAGACTCTTCTGCGACTTACGGATCAGACTTTGGGAATGTCTCTGGCACGCTAAACGCTTTTGTGGGCGCACTTATAACAAACCCTTCCGGTTCTACCGCAACAACCGGCTCTGGTAAGCTTTCAGGATCTGTTGATGAGTTTAGATACTGGAAAACCACCAGAACTGAGCGAGACATAGAAAGAAATTGGTTTACAAACGTTTATGGCGGAACCAATACAGACGACGCAAACACAGACCTCGGCGTTTACTTCAAGTTCAACGAAGGAATAACAGGGGATACAACAATAGATGCAACTGTCCTAGACTATTCAGGACGTATTTCTAATGGCGCTTGGACCGGTTATACCTCCAACTCACGCAACATAGGCTCAGCGATTGTTTCAGCCTCTGCCGCCGAGAAAGAGTTTAAAGATCCAATCTTAAGAACCACAAACGCTCTTTATACCACTTATTATAACAACTCCCTGGAGAAAGGAAAGCGCCATGATCTAAATAACTCATCAAATATTTACTTTTCATTCCCTGATTGGATTATTGATGAAGACCTAGAAAGTGGAGAGAAACTGCTCCAATTAGCACAAGCAGCTGCAAGTTATTTTGATACGGCACAACTGCAAGTTCAGTCTCTTAGAGAACTAAAGGACATAGAGTATTCTTCGCAAACTGACGTACTAGACGATAAACCAAATCCTTTTGCAGAGCGTTTATTGACTGAAAGAGGAATGATAGCGCCCGACTTCTTTGTCGAGAGAACAGTATTAGAAGACCTTTCTCAAAAAACATCAGGAGAAACTCTAGAATCAGATTTATTTGATCTAAAGAATCTTATTTATCAAAACATCTATAACAACTTAGCGGATCTAGTAAAACAAAAAGGCACAAGAGAAGCAATACGAAACATCCTCCACACCATGGGAGTCGGTGAAGAGCTAGTTTCTGCCAAGACTTACATAGACAGTGAAAAACTAGTATTAGAAGACGAAAAATCTTACAACAATCAAAGCATAAGGTTCATTGATTTCTCTAAGATAAACTTTAGAGATGCTGTTGTTTATCAGACTGGCTCAACCTCAAACGAACTAGGATACATAAGTTCTTCATCAGATAAAAATGCATTATGTGTAGAATCTTTTGTTCGGTTCCCAAAAATAGATGAAAATACAAACATTGATCTTATACCAAACTTTTTAGTTTCTTCTCTTTTTGGCTTTCACGACATTGATGATACTTCAGCACCATACAACACTTGGCAATCACCGGCTGCTGCTAGTGCTTTCGTAAGAGCGGTCAAGAATAACTATCTTGCTGAGCAAGTATACTTTGAGCTTAGTTCTTCCGTAGTAGGTGTCACCGCTCTGACATCTTCTAACTTCTACAACGTATACAACAACAGCGACTGGTACTTCTCGGTTCAGCTGCAGCCGCAAGACATTTTATTTCCTTCTTCGTCAGCCCCTGATTACGATCTAATCTTTAGTGGGTACTCATACTCAGGAAACAATCTAAATGAGTCATTTGTTGTATCATCATCAGTAAGCCGAGCAACAGCACTTTCATTCCTGCAGACTAACCAGAAAGCCTACATCGGCGCAGAGCGAACAAACTTTACTGCCGGAACGGTATACAGTTCAGATGTTAGAAACGCCGGTTTGAGATTTTGGCTTAGAAATCTAACAGTTGACGAGCAGAAAGATCACGCTCAGGACTTCTTAAACTATGGATCTTCAACCAGGCTAGATAATGCATATTCTTTGACCAGTTCCGTAAGACAAGGAGATCTAGCACCAACTGACTATCTTGCTCTCAACTGGCAGTTTGACAAAATCACCACAACAGATGCATCCGGATTGATTGAGGTATTAGACTCAACTTCTGGCTCTTCCGAAAGAAGAACAAGAGGAACATACGTCAATGAAATAGCCGGGTATCACCATCCAGCCACATCATACGAGTTTCCAACATCTTCAACAGATGTTGTGCAGACTTTGTTTATTGACTCTTACTCACCTGTAGAGTTTGATGGCTACAACTCTGACAACTTGATTCAGATCAAGACAACAGAAAACGAAAAATACGGCCTAAACTCACGCTTTGTTTCATTTGTGAGCACGGTAGAGAAAAGTGCGCAAGCGGGCATCAACGAAGAAATGCTAAAAATGTTTGGCTCCGTCAAGGAACTAGCATCAAACTTTGCCCAGCCAGCAGATCGATACAAAAAAGAATATAAAAACCTAAGATTCCTAAGAGAGCGATTCTTTAAGAACGTTGCAAACGACGTTGATGTTGAAGACTTCCTGCATTTCTATAGGTGGATTGACAACGCAGTCCAGGCGCTCGTCGGGCAGTTCATACCTGCTGCAGCAAACTTTAATGAAGATGTATTTAACGTTATAGAATCGCATGTTCTTGAAAGAAACAAATACCAAACCAAGTTCCCAACTTTGGAACATCGTCAGCCAGGCCTAATAGGCTCAGCGCAAAGCCTTAGTTCTCTTTCTCCTATTTGGAGATTAGGCCACGCTCCAATTCCAGAGGCCCAAAATACAAACAGTGTGTGGTGGAAGCTTAGAGTTGAGCGCTCAAATCCCGTTATTACCTCTGGGGATTCTAACGTTGATGCTGACCGAGAACAGATAAGGCTAGTTAAACTTTCAACTGTAAATAGATCTTATACAACCCCACAAAGTTTTAAGGTTGATGATTTTTATACCGAAAAAGACACAAGAAAAGCAACTTATTGGGATTCAGCAATAAAAGAGTTTGGAACAATCGTAGGCAGTGAAACTGAAGATTATCTTGTTTCTTATGCCAATGATGTTGCTTCTCTTGAAGATAGCAATGATGTTGTGGAACCAAATAAAAAAGTTAGAATGGACTTTAAAGTTCAGAATAACAGAGAGTCCAGCGAGTCATACTCTTACGGTAAAGGTCATTTGCTTGCACCATACACAATGTGGAGTTCTTCTATTGACACAGGATACCAAGCAGACTTATCAAGCAACTTTAAAACAGACATTGGTATCAACAATCAACACGACGATACATACTCAAAGTTCCGCAATGCCCCTCTACAGTCTCCATTCACTGAAGGGTGGGTAGGTGGTAGGCAGTACCGTCACATTGCTTTAAACAACGGCTCAGACGCATTTGGAACACGTCCGGAAGGCTTTTATTTAACTCTTACTGGAAGCTCAAACAAGCAGATCAGAGTCACAAAAACATCTTATACCAACGATGGAACAGCCGATTCTGATACACCTCGTGCTTCTTTATTCCGTGATGAACTAGCAAAAAGACCTATAAACATAGCAAACAGGCAATACTCAACCGCCTCTTCACGCTTGGGCAACTTCCGGAATGAATACGAAGTTGTAATGACCAACGGAAGAACCAAAAACAATCTTTGGTTCCACGATAACTTTGCAAGTGTTTTGTCACAAACAGAGATCTGGAACTTAAACCTAGAGCCGGGTGTTGCCGCAGTTACTGCCGAGGCTGCTAGCGGCCAAATAGTAATCAACAACAACTCTCTCAATGGAGAAACACTAACAATACCTTATACTGATGTCGACTCTGTTACATTCACTTATAAACCTAGCCCAACTGGGCCGCTAGACATTCAAATAGGCGGTGGTGCCGGTGTTACTGCTACCAACACTAGAAACAAGATTGCGTCTGCCGCCGCTGCTCCTTTAAATACCCTGCTGAACGTTGGAGGATCTAGTGCTACTATAACACTAGAATTCAAAACTGCATATGTCGGCGCCGATCGGAACAACACGATAACATCAACAGCCGGCGGAAAGCTAAGCCTCAGTGGTTTTTCTGGCGGAGTAGACGGAGTTGATTATGTGCCAGCAACCCCATACGCAAACGGAACACTGCCTACAAGAGAAGTTGTAAAATCAGTTATAGTCAACCGCTTCTCTGCTCCTGGAGGTCCTGAGATCCAATCTCGTGGCTATTTAGAGCCTACTGGTGAAGAATTCTCACCTTATAATGCTTATCCTTTCCGAAACACAAGCGTTATTTACTCAAGCGGATCAGGAAACAATGATTTCACTGGCGCACTAGGTCCAAGAGTAAACACTTACACAAACATCCACACACAAAATGATGGATTGAGAGTGCTTCTTTCTAGGCGAAGAGGCAAGTATGGTGTCGACTCTGTTTTTGGTTCAGTAAGAGAACTTGACTACAACACAACTGGCTCTTATCAACAAGTCTATGATAACCCCATAAGCCAATCAACAGGAATCAACTACGACAACTTTTTTGTTTCACACCAAATCCCAAGAACCCCAGCCAACTATTCTTGGGTTGCGAATGCCCTAAATGGTTCTAGCGGATCTTTCTCATACTCTAGAAACGCAACAATCCCAAGCGGCTCAACTTCGCAAGCAGTTCCATTTGCCGAGTTGATTAGTTCCATAGAAAGAACTACAACAGACAACAGAGCATTCACTGGTTTGTTTAGTGGCTCATCAACGCCAACTAGTGCGGTATTGACCTCTTCCATTTACGCCTCAATGGTTGATCAGGGAACCACAGAAATCACAAACGAACTTACTGCCTCGAATGTTGGTATAAACAACTTCCACATTTATACACACGCAATAAACAACTCTATCTTTGGGCATAACTCATTTAGCCAAATAAGAGGCGGAGATACAAGACAAGCAAGATCACTAAGAGAAAATAATACTTTATCATTTAGTTACTTAGGATCCCGTCGAAAAGTTGACGGCGGCAGCATACCAATAGAACTGGTCAAAAACATCTCAATGGCGCCGATAGTGGAGCATTACCCTGTAAAACATCAGTTGTTGATTGGGGACAAGAAACCAAACTTCCAGTATTCATTTGGGAACGAACTTGAGTATCTTCCGTTATCAGACAAGCAAATAAATGCTATAGCCGGCACAACCGAGATACGAAGAAAGAAAAAAACAAACTTCAATTATATTTCTGATTCTTATGTTTTAGGTACCTCAACACAACTAAGAAACATTGTATACAAGCAAAACATTTGGCCAAAAGCTGAAAGAACATTTATAAAAGAAAGCCGACAAAGAACACAGTTTGCAATCAATTGGTGGAGTTCTGGAAGATCAACAAGAAGTAGAAATGATGTTGATAACTCCCTAGGGAATAACGTTCTAACACAGTCTATTTGGGCTTTAGACGGTGTATTGAATCCAACTGACCAACCCCAAAATTTATTTACGACTTTTGTTTCCAGCAGTACAGATCAATACAGCAATAAATATATCTTTGGCGCTGGTGAGTTAAATAACGACTGTAGTCTTTCCTATGCAGTGTTAGCTTTCGCCTCCAGTGGCAGTCTGCGGTTTGGAGGTATACCACCAAGTCCCTTCGAACAACTCACCGCTGATCAGGTATTGATGGAATCCAAGGTAAAGTCATCTACACTTTATTCTAGACCGTTTACAATAAACGTTCAAAATCTAATCTACTCCTACACTGGATCGGGATTTCCGGATGTTCAGGCATTCGTTCCACATCAAATAATAGGCGCCACGCCATGGACCGCAGCCGAGGAAGCAGGAAAAGAACCTTTCTACTATGAGGACTATGATGCTTATGTGCAAGAAGCAAGATCTGCCGGAAAAGAATATTCCGTCATTCCGGAATTTAGAATAAGCGAAACAATAGATCAGATCCTAACCGGAGAAGATGGCCTGTCGACTATCTTGTCTCCAATGCTTTCAATCACCGGAGGGTACTTGGTCGATGACACAAATAATGCTTTCTATACTGATTATGTAAACTCAGACTTTCTAAAATATTTCAATGTCATAAAGAACAAGCACGATTCGGCCGGAATAGAAAACGCCGGTGTTCTCAAGCTTTCCTGTAAAGCAATTAAAAAGTTCTTACCTTATGAAGGTTTTTATCCGGCGCAGCGTGTTCTGCAATTAGGTACTTTATTCAGCCAGTCCTTTAGTGACGTCATAACAACTAACGGCACCGGGCACCCATTAAGAACCAATGGAGTCAATGCTGGTGGTTCGTTTAGAACTGCCATGGCGCCATTCTTTAGTCCGGGTGTTCTTTGTAACAGTATCAAATCAGGAATCTCAGTCGGATATCCAATATTCACATCAAGTTTTGACGTTCTAACACAGTGTACCGGAACTTATTTAGGCAATGGCTCCACTGCAGTTTATGATGGGTTCTCCGCTAGAATCTCTGCCTCGTTCAATTATAGAATGCCATTTGAGTCGGTGACAGATCCACTAAGTTTCATCACTACAATTATTGATTCCGAGCCTGATGAATCAGCAGTATTATACAGCACTGCCTCGTATGACTCAAGTCGTGCTGGTTCTCCATTATACTCATACGCTGTAAACAACTTCCTAGCAGAAACAATGAATCTGTTTTTGGCTAACCGCTCTGTTTCTTCTTTGGTATCATCCGGAGAAAATGATTTCGGGCCTTTTATCCCTGGCAATGAATACAGGATGAAAGTTAGAGTCTTTGAGGAGGGTATCGATATGTACACCGGCGATCGTTCCTTCGGTCCGGCTGTTGATGATGCCAATAATACAAATGGGACACCGGTTTCTTACCTTCCTTTCTTACCTCCTTATGACATTGGAAGCACAACCCAGGAAGAAGGTGTAGAGCTAGTCTTCAAACCAACTGCCGAGATTCACTCAATTGACTACATACTAAGCAATCTTACTGAATCATTTACAATTTATGATGATCTTGGTATTGCCGAAGGCGATTCTTTTGGAGTCGATGGCCGAACTAAACTAACAGATTCTATACAACTCAAAAGGAAAGTAGAGGTTGGAAAATCCTCTCGTGCAGTTCCATCGGCGCCAGAATACGCAATCTCAATACAACCAAAGTGGGAAACGCCAGTATTAGACTTCAGCCATAGAACATCTTCTATGAACGTCACTAATACAAGTGCACAGCTGACATTTGAAGTTGACTATAGCCAATTAAGTTCAGGCGACACGGTAACTCTGCCAGATGGTAACATTGGCGTTACGTTTACAGCCAAAAATGCAAACAGTTTCTCAGACGGCGAGGTTAGAATAGGTGTGTCTGCCAACGAATTTTTGCAAAACCTTCATGCATGCATAACTTCTAGCGTCGGCGGCATCTACTCAAAGGCAACCACGCTGAACAACAATTTTACCTGCTCGGTTAACTCCAATGCATTTACCATGTCAGCCCGAGTGCCGGGTGCGCTAGAAAATGTTGTATACAGCACCAGTGATGCAAACGCATTCTTCAATTTTAACGAAACCATCGGCTCTGGCTTTTATGATAACTCCTCTGTGTCCGACAACTATTATGTTGGAATGTGGCATCAGTACGGCCGGATCCCAACCGGGTCTCAAGGCATCAAGATGCAGATCACAGAGCCAATAATAACAGACACAACCGGCTCACTAGCACAAGCACTTGGCTTTACGAACACGCCGGTAAAAATAGGTGAAATTGCTGACAAAAGAACCGTAAAAGAAGCTATCGTCGCCATTCCGTATACGATTGTCGAAGGAGAAAAAAGATTATTCCCCATAGACTACGCACAGTTCCAATCTGCAAAAACCTTTGTTAGAAACGGCGAGAGGAACGAAAGGCCACCAGTAAGAGATGAGTATATCAATTTAGCAAGAAAAGGACAGGAGTATGTTCTACCACCTAAGTATGACTTTTTCTATAACACCATGCGTCTGTCTCCTTCGCCATCAGCTGCAGGGCTGCGTGAAGGAATAGCGCCATTCGCAATGTTTATTTTTGAATTCAATATGACACTCAACAGACAAGATCTTGCGGATATTTGGCAGAACTTACCACCAACATCAACAAGCGGTAAAAAAGATCTAACTTCTGGGTTTGACAAAGAAGAAAGCACTGTAGACGTAGCTTATGGTGAAGAAGGTTCTTGGTTCCCTGAAGGTCTCCCGGCTAATACTCGCTGGATGGTGTTTAAAGTCAAACAAAGAGCTGCTTATGATTATTACGAACAAGTAAGAAACTCCTCACTGGCGAAAGGGCTCGGAGAGAGAGTCAACGCACAAGGTGCATTCGTCAATCCAACCTACAGTTATAACTGGCCTTATGATTTCTTTTCTTTTGTGGAGTTGGCCAAGGTCGACGTTGAAGTCGCTAACAACACCACAGAAGCAACTACACCAAGTAGATTTGCAGCTGCCGCAAGTGGACGAGGGGCCACAAGACGACGAGGCGATTCCGGCGCTGCTGAAGGTGGAGCAACATCAAGAACAACACCCGAACGGGCGGGTGTACCAAGGGGCACCGCCCCGGATTCCCCTACCGGTGGATAAAAAATGAGCTTATTCGATTCAAAACAAGAAGTAATAAACATAGAACTAACTTCATATGGAAAAAAGAAGCTAGCATCAGGAAAGTTTAGGCCTTCCTTCTATGCTTTTTTTGATGATGACGTTATTTATGATGGAGCTTATGCTGCCTTGACAGAAAGCGCAAATGGCGAAGCAGACGATCGTGTAAGAAAAGAAACACCATACTTAAAAACAACTTATTCTATTGTTGGCGCTGATACCAAACTAAATAAAGGCAACGGCGACCAAGAACTTTTTGACAACATTCGCTTATATGAAAACAACAACTTACTCAAATATGGCTTAGGAACATCAAAAATAGGCGAAGTAACCGGATCTCAAATCAGTGTTAACTTTTTAGATGGCACACTAACAAATGTATATACTACTGCTTCTGCATTTATCTTTGGGGAGAAAACTGCTTACGACAAGCCTCAGACAAAACTGGTTACACAAAACTTGGATTTATCCCCACACATAAGAAGCTTGCCGGACCCGTCAATGACATTCCCACCAGAGTTGACTGACCCTGATAGAATAGAACCGGCCATTGTTTCTCCGGTTCTCCAAGATAATAAGTATGTTTTTCTTGAAGTTGACGAGCTGCTCTTAGCGGTTGACGAACTAAACTCTATTGAGGCTTATGACAACTTTGAAATAAGCGTCTACAAGATCGAAACAAACGAAAATGACGAAGAAGAATATAGAAAACTAAACTTTAAAACCAAGCAAGAACAAGTCAATGAAGAAGGGTTTTTGATGGATGAAGCTGAAATCTCAGCACAAAACTCTACAATAACACCAGATGATGTTGAATATTATTTTGACATACAAATCGACGAAGAAATAGACCCGGCACTACTTACTAGTAAAGTTCCAAGAGATTCACTTGGGTACCCGATTTTAGACAATCCCTTGATTCAGAATACGTTTGATATAAGACTAGATGCGGACTTCTCCAGAAAAAGAGATGACGCTGGGGAGCCTTGCTAATGATTATAACTACAACTGGCCAGGGCGCCGCAAAAATAAACTTTGATAAGTTGTATGTTTCTGAATCGGGGACGAAAGTAGATCTAAGTCTTGAAATTCCAACAAGGTCAGCCGTTAAATATGCCCGACTAGGCATACAGATGCAGTTCCGGCTGACAACTGTTGCTATCCCTGATGACTTACAATACAATGCGTACAAAGAAGACCAAGACCGGCTAAAAAGAGATGTTCTGCAAAAAAGCCTCCCAACAGAATCAAAATACGTTGATATTGATTTTTCTTTTTTAGATAGCGCACCCATAAGAACAACACCAGATGGCAACAGCGTATATAGGATAGGTACTTTTGATGTCCAACACACACAAGAAGCATTTAAAAGAAGAAACATTTTTGCTTTTTGTACTAGGATAATCGACTATTCTCCATCATTTCTTTCCAGAGTCACAAGATTTATAAGTTCTACTTTTTTTTCAATAAAAGAAGGAAATGAAATATACACGCCGCCAAACCCTGACGTCTTAGTACTGGAAGCTTCTTTGAACACCCTGTTAAGAAACGCACTGGAGGTTGAACCCGAAACCACCGTATCCAAGCCGACAGCGTTCTCTCAGCTGTTTCCAAGCATAAAAGATGATGGATTTAACTTTTTATATTTCCTTGATTTAAGACAGGTCCTAGAAAACAACTCTGATTTATTTTCTTTGTTATCTAAAAACGAGCAAGAAAGAGCAATAGAATCAACAATCATCAAAGATCAGTTGTTTTTAAAAGAAAGCAATGTTAAACCTACAGCGCCAGAGTTCTTGAATAACGCTTTACAAGTTTCACAAGCAACCGGTCGCACGATCTTAAACCTCCCAGAGAACGTTATAGCTTTTACCGGCGGCGACGAGATAAAAGAATACTCAAAAAATCTAAAATACAAATTTAATACAAACATTATTTTTCTTAATGGCATTTATCCTGTTATAGAGCGACTAATAAATAACATAAGAGAGATTGAAAGCTTTAGATCCTTTATGGACGACGCTTTTGCCAGGACAGTTTTTTATAATAGAAGAACACAAGCTTTTTACCGAAATGGCTTGCCAACATTACGAGAAGATCTTCGGAGAGAGTTTAACATCAGCAAAGCTCAAGATTATCCGGATCGCATAGACTATTTTATCAAAGTCATGGAAGAGATAATCCAAGCAACTGCAAAGTTTGATTCTGTTTTTCTGGAGCCGATTGTGCGACGAGCTGTTGAACAACTAAGAAAACTAATCTCTTTGGATGAAAATGCGAACACAAATGAATACTCTTTTGAGTTATTCTTTAGGTTCTTTGATAGCCTAGTGAAAGAACTTCAGCAAGTTTTCCTTGGGGTTGGTTTCCAATTATCGGGCGCCTTTAGCGGGAAGGGAAAGAGTGGGAGCTCAACAAACCCTGAGAAAACTCTAATCAAAGTCAAGCACTTTTTTGGATATGAGTTTAAGCCAGAAGATTATTATTTAAAGTATTCTTACATGGACAACACGACACAGGCCAGCTTCCCGACGATACCCGAAAGCACTTATAGGCTTTTGATGAACAGAAATATACGCAAGTATTTCACATCAGACACCCCCACAAGGTCTCCTGCCATAGCCGGTGAAGAGAATAAGGATCGTTATAGTGTAGTGCCAACAATGAACTATCTTACTGTCCGATCGGTAAAGAAGCGAAACGAAGTTGTTTTTGATAACACTAGTCCAAATTTTTCTTCGGAGATGTCAGAAGTCCAAGGCGCAAAATCTAGTTATCTAACAGCATTAAACATCATCAAAAATAAACTGCTAAGCATCAACATTGAGCGCCTTGAAGACATATCACCAGAAAGCCCAGCGCTAAAAGCCAGCTTATACAATGCGATAAACGAAGTATACAACCTTATTTCCTTTATTCCATTTCCTTTCGTTGTCGACAAATCTGATGACTTTAGAAGAGAAACAACCGATTCTATCCTAGAAAGCGCAGTATCAAATGATGTTTTGCGTCCATCGGAAGACGAAAATAACGAAATCGTAGAAGCAATCTACAATCTGGATGGAGATTTTGAGAATCTAGACGAACTAAACGCAACCATTGAGAACAGACTAAGTGTCCTAACTCTATTTCTAGATTATGTTGAGAATCTAATAGAGCACCCAGCCAATCATGACTTCGCCTTGTTAAATGCTAGATTGAGAAATTCAGATCAATTTTTAAGATCCATAAGATCAATCAGTGGAATTGAGACAGTTAACGGCGAGGGTAGGACTACCTCAGAGATTAGATTACCATATCCTTTATATTCGCTTTATGAGACATTCCAAACAACTCCAGCTGGAGGAAGAATAACTTTCTTTTGGGGCGGGCGGTCAGTCTTGGAAAACCCTCTCAATTCATCGTTTATCAGGCTCAACTTCGCAAACATCAAAGAAATACAAGTCTTAACAGGATTTAACACCCTAGAAGGCGGCCGCCCAAATCTTGCCAGTCCTGTTTTTGAGGCTGTATCGCCATTTGAAATTTTTGAGCCGAACAGCGCACTATTTTGTAAGATGTCTAATTATAACATAGGGTATAAAAATACTATGTGGTATTTGAACAGCAATAACCTTTTGGGGCTCAAGGGAGAAGCAGAGCATTTCCTCATGATCAACATTGAGTCAAGTCCCGTAGTGTCCATCGAGCCCGGTACTTAAGAATAAAAATTATAATGCCAGCATCTTTATCAAATAGAAGTTTACAGTTTTACAACAATGAAACTGTTTTTGATTTAAACTTAAAGCAGACAGTCTTCCTTCCGACGGACGCCAGCGTCGACGTTTTCCGTTATCTAACCGGACTGGCCAGATACAAAACAACAACCGGTGAAGAAGTCACGTTAGGTAACATTACTGAGTTTGCCGTCGACGGCGGCGCAGAGATTATTGACAGTTCCGGCGGGGGTACCGTTGTAAGATTTGATGAGGGCTTTCAGCGTGATTACCGCATACCTTTCTCAGAGATCGCATTTATAAGAAACAGAACAACCCAAAAGGTTGATAACGATCCAGGATCTTTATTTTATGAGTCTTTTCAAGACATTAGATTTTACTTTCGAAGTTTAGATTGGGTGAAAATCTTTTATTCAAAGGAGGTCTTCGAAGAGTTTCTTCAGAGGGGCGATTTCGAAGGAGAACTGTACGTCTCCGCCAGTGAGGACGTACCCGACATCGAGGGCGAGCGAATGCTGATGGAGAAGTGTGAGGCGACAATATCTGACTTGGCGCCGAGAACCGCCGGACTTAGTTCGATAGGATTCGTTCGTCGCCCGGCATCCATGTCGACGTGGTTAGATACATTTACGATCAATTCATATTCAGACCTAAACATCAACACTAAAGCGCCAGTGCCCGAGACGCTAATAAAGATGGAGAAAGAGTCAAATTTAGAAGCAGTATCTGATTTAAGATTTATTGTCGACGAGAACTACAATTTCTTATCTAGAGAGTTCGAATTCGGAGAAAGAGCGCCGGCAAACCGATTCTACACAGGCTTTGAGGAAAGTTTGATGCCATCAAGCTATCTTTTAAGTGTAATATCATATTTAGAGGGGTTGCTACAAGATGCTGAGGCCGAGAGACCAAGAACGAGAACTGAAGGCGAAATAAAAAGTATTGGTATGTATATTGGTGTTCTCAAGAGTGCACTCTTTTTTGGTGATAATAATTTTGAACAACCACTACAATCAAGGTTTGGCCCGAAATCTAAAGATAAACTAACAAGAGATTTATACAACAAGTTTGGCATTTCAATCAAAAACCTTGATGATTTTCAGTTCCAAGTGGCATATGGAGATTTGGCTGAACAACAAAAGAGAAGATTAATCTTGATTGATCCGACAGTCTCACAAAACTTTAATTTTCAATCGCTCTTCCCATTCGGCAACAGAATAGAGATCTCGGATCTTCCTTCAAGTCAGCCTAATTTGCACCTGTTGGACACCCTGACACGCTATAGCCTAGAAACAGAAATAATGCTTAACTTGATGGATGGCACGACAACACCTGGCAGTGTGATAACATCAAGACGAAAAAATCTCTTCATTGCTGATTACTTTACCGGACGACGAACAACAACCTCGTCTAGATCAACAAGAGAGTTTGATTTTTCTACAATCTTCGACAACACAACACAACCATATACCATTAATAGTTTGACCGGAAGAATTGGATTTTTTGATAAATCCGACATTCTTGATCAAATAGTTCAGTTTAACTCAAACTTTACAACACCCTACAAGAATAATCTCAACTTAACCAACTATAGAGATGAAGGATTTGCTTCAAACCTTGAATTTCTTAATCAACTTAGAATAACCATCCAAAACATTTCATCAGACAGCCTTCCGAGCCTTCAAGACCTATTTTTGTCAAGAAAGAACAATTATTTTGAGATTTTTGCTTACAAGGTTGTTAAAAGAAACATTTCAACAGGAGCCCAACAGCAATTCTTTATTCTCAACAGACAAAAAGAACTTGTAGAGTTTTTTGATACTCAAGTTAAGCCAAATCAAGAATACGAATACTCTTTATCTGCATTAGCATTTGTTTTAGAAAATTCTTATCGCTATGAGAAGCCTCTAGATGAAGATATAGAATCTGGTGTTGACCTTGATGGAGGTTTTCGTTCCGAACAAAACAGATACATTTTAGGCTCAAGGGTAAGAATCAGACAACAACCAAAGATAATAGAACTTCCATTGGCTTTTGAGAACTCAGTTTTAACAGACGCTCCTCCAGTTAGGCCGAACGTTGAGTTTTATCCAGTAAAAGACTTTAATGACAGAGTTAAGATTAGACTCTCATCAATGAACGCAACAGAGCACGCATTGCCTGTGGCGATTGAGAGCGGAGATGTAGCTTTATTCCAAAAGATAAGACGATCTCAAAAAGTAAATACAAATGAAAAGATAAGATTCCACTCAGACGAGACCCCAGCAGCCTTTGAGGTGTTCAGGTTGGAACAAAAGCCAGAATCAATTCAAGATTTTGTTAGAGGAAAAAGAATCATAAGAAGTGTAACATCAAATGATCAAAGCACAGATGGCACTTCCTTTATGGATGGTATAGTTGCTAATGTAGACTATTACTATCTTTTCAGAACCTTGGACTTTCACGGAAACATCTCCAACCCAACTGAAGTATTTAAGTTTACGTTAGTTGATAACGAAGGAGCGCTCCAGCCTTTACTTTCTACGTTTTCTCTTGAAGAAATGTTTGGCACTCTACAGGAATTCGGACTTTTCTTCAGAAAAAAGAAAAAAGATACTAACTCCAAAAATGTAAGAAGGTTTATAAAGATTAGGCCTAACGCTCAAGAAATCTCTTTTGTTCCTGGACAATTTAATGGAAAGAGATCAGAGGATGTTTCATCAGTAACTCTTGGTAGAGTCGTTGTACCATCATTTTTTCCAGGAAGTGAAGGGCCAGATAGGGTAGAAACACAAAACAACATTATCAATCAAAGATACATGCTTGAATTAAAATCTAAAAAAACAGGCAAGTCAATCTTTATTGAGTTTAAATATGTTCTAAACAATTTTAACATTGCAACATTGGAAAGAAGAACCATGGTACCGGATACTGTCACAGAAAGAGACATACAAGATGCCATAGCAAGAAGAAACGAAGGCGGACCGGACGGTGGGTACCGTGGAGGGGAAGTCTCCGAAATTCTGCCACCGGGTACCAGCACAAGAACGATCCCCGCAGGCAGCAGCGACGGCGACTCCGGAGGTGGTGGCAAACTTCCCGACGATAGACGTGACACCGGCGAGCGTAGTGACTTTGGAGGATACGGAGGTGGTGGCAAACTTCCCGACGATAGACGTGGCACTGGCGATCGACGATTCCTTCCGTGAACTCAATCCGACAACTGATGACGATACAACTTATATAATAGAATAAAAATTATTTAACAACTATTTATAGTAAGAAAAGGAGTAACTCATGGCATTTTTAGACAATTCAGGCGACATTATACTCGATGCAGTCTTGACAGATGAAGGGCGACGACGCCTAGCAGAAGGAAAAGGAACATTTAGAATCACAAAGTTTGCTTTAGGCGACGATGAGATTGATTATGGACTTTACGACAAGGACCACCCAAGTGGGTCTGCCTATTTCGATCTAGAGATCCTTCAAACTCCTATTTTTGAAGCATTCACGAACAATGGGTCGTCAATGAAGTCAAAAATCATAACAATCAACAATCCAAACTTGCTTTACCTGCCGGTCATCAAACTCAACGATACGGACAGCCGAGGACCAGTAGCATCAAATTTTGGTGCAGATACATTTTTAATCCCTGTCGATAAAACAACAAACGATAAATTCTCAGGGGATACCATTGGCATCTTGCGCTCTCCTGCTGACGATGAACTATCCTCTACCGGCGATAAATTCATTAGGGTAGATCAGGGTCTAGATACTACGTCTATTAGCCCCGGCGCTGGCCTATCATCCGATCTTAGAGAAGATACATTTATAATCGAGATGGACAATCGATTAGGTGGTCTAATTTCTGGCGAAGGAAAGACCCCGACAGAAAAGACCCCAAGTAACGTTGATGATGATGATATTGCAACTTACATGGTCAGTGCAACAACAGACAGAACCTTTGTAACAGCGAATGAAAATACAACTGGACAAACTGATCAGGTTATTTCAGGTCCTAGAGGAAATATTTTGCAGTTCCGTATTCGTCCGAAGATTGACTTGGCAGAATCAGATTACTACTTTGACTTATTCGGTTCTGTTGATACTAGCGCCACAATTGACAATTACGAAGATCTATCAGCCAATGTTAAGTATATTGACTCATTTGTTACAATCTATGGTGCGTCAACCGGTTATACCGTCCAGATACCAATCAGGTTCTTAAAAGATAATTCATAATAAATAAAAGAGAGAAAAAATGGCATCAACATTTAAAACATTCGGAACTGACGACCAAACAGTAACAACAACAAACCTTCACGAGGTTATTCCAATTACTGGCACAATTGTATCAGGAACTTATTCTGACAACAATATCAAAAACTATGCTCACGGTATGTTTCAGTCTGTTTATGATTATCCCTATCTAAGCTCCTCAGCAAATCATATATTTGATATAACTGTTGGTTACTCTGCAAATTCATCATTATCTGGCGCTGCTAATACCCAGAACGCCAAGAAAATAAATATTTATAATCAATTTGCAAAAGTTTTAGTTCAGCCTGATGTTACTGGCTCAATTCAAGATTTCGATCAGGACGGTAATATATCAGCCGGCGGAACTAAAATGCAAGAATGTTTCTTTTTTCCCTTCTCACGTCTACTTGTGAAAGATGAGATTAAAAAAGGCTCATTCCAAATGACTGCTTATTTGAGTGGTACTTACACTAGTTTGACAGCTTCTGGTACTGTTTATGATGCGTACGCTGAGACTGATTATAAAGTCAACTCGCCTGCTGGAGAGTACGGTTTGTTATACACCAGCTCAGAGGGTACCGGCACTCCAGTTGGCCACGTTTATTATCAAGCGGGAATTGCTGTTTTGACAGCCAGTGTCTTTAACCTTTATGCTCAACCTGCCGGCTTTAATGCTGACGATGAAGACATTGATGCAGTTTTAACCGGATCATCAATATCTGGCTCGGCTGATGGTTTTAGACACAGGCTTGTGAATGTCCAGTTTAACAACACAACGGAACTCAACTCAAGTATCTACTTCTGCCGTGCCGGTTCCAACGAGTTTAATTATTCCTCAAACCCAACTTATCTATCTGGCTCACAAGTTGTCATTAAGAACGCTAGAACAGATACTCCTGCGTCTTATGTTACTTCCATTGGTCTATACTCATCAGACAATGTTCTTTTAGCTACCGCAAAGCTTTCAGAGCCACTCAAAAAAGATCCAACAAACGAGCTTACATTACGAGTCAGACTAGACTACTAAAATGAAGTTCTATCAGTTCAAGCAAAACGATGTGGTTGACCAACTTCGAGTGGTCAACCCATCGTGCTCCTTTTTTGTTAACGATAGAACTGTTTATTATAACGGAGCGTCAAATAGCCCTGCCTCGCTTGGTTCAACAATAAACAGTGTTCCATCCGGCTTCGTTTCCCTTTACGAGATGAATGTTGATCGTGCTAGCGATAATTTGATTTATCCTGTTATTACCAAGGGCTCCTCCCTGGACTACATAGGCACTGTTACCACGGCTTCTTATGATGCGCTTCTTTATGGAGATGAGATTACAGGATCTTACCCTCTTTCCGCTAGCATTACAAGAAATTTTTATACGGGATCAACAAGAAGAGAAATAGTATCTTTAAAAAATACTCTAAACAGACGTAGGCTTTATTCTAACCATTTTGCGTATTCTTCATCACTTGGAGATAAGGACACACAAGACATAGCGCTTATTGATGTTCCTTCCATCTTCTTTGGGTCAGGAATAAAAGCAAACACTCTGAAATTAGATTTTTATGTTACTGGAACACTCACAGGGCGTCTAGAAGCAAATGCTAAGGGCGAACTAGTTCAGACACTTCCACAAGATGCAAATAGCGGTTCAGTTGCTGGGGTGGTGCTAGGAGACATGGGCGCTATACTAATAACCGGCTCTTGGGACGTAACAACTTCCGCAATAGAAGACTATGATCAAAATGCTGGCGATGATAAATTTAAATGGTATTATTATTTAGCCGGCATACAAGGGAATATAGAGTACTCAGCAAACACACTGCCATCCTCTTCTTTCCATCTTCATTTTGAATCTACCAGCGAAGTCAATACAAAGCTAATGTTTTGCACAGCACCTCGTGGAGAATTAAACCAATCTGAAAACCCAACATTCTATACAAAAGATAGTCACAAACCTATAGAATTCACTGGGTCTGTTAGTAGTTTTAGAGAACCAGTAAGGATAATAAAAAATATAACATCAGCATCTTATCAAGATCCAACAGCGCCATTTGAGAAAACAACTTATATTTCTAAAATAGGCTTATACGATGAAGATAAAAACCTTATTGCAATTGCTTCTTTAGCTAGGCCAGTAAAGAAAACTGAATCAAGAGACATAACTTTTAAATTAAAGCTTGACATCTAATAAAATATATGATAAGATCATTATATGATTTTAGGTTTAGATATAAGTACAAGTATAACAGGTGTAACGTTATTAGATTATAATAATAACATTATTTTAAATAATTCTATAGATCTTCGTAAGTATAAGAATTTCTTTTTAAAGAGTGAAAAAGTTGCTGAGTATTTTAAAAATCTTTCT